GCTTGAATTCCAAAAAAGTTAGCCGCGGCAGCCGTCGCTTGGGAATAGGAGCCGTGGCAAACGAATGAATAATTGTGATTCGTAGCCGGTAGAGTCCAAGTTAATCCGGTGATCGTCACTAGCGATGTGCTGGCTGTTGTGAAGTTTGAAGCTACTTGAACCGTGTTCCCGGTGCGAATGAAAGCTGAACTGTTTCCGGCTGTCCCGTTGCCGACGTCCACGACGCCTGCGGCATCGCGCGAGAGTCCGGTATCCGCATTCCAGTTGTAGACGGTCCCACTGGCCAATTGCAGAGAATTGGAAATCGTGATCGGATTTGTGGATGTACCGGCAACCGCTGGAGCCGTCAAGGTAGCAGAGCCGCTCGTCGAGCCGGCCAGCGCCAAAATTCCACTGCTCGTGCCCGCTAAACCAACAGTGAGTGTGGGTGCCGAGAACTGTAATTGTGTCGTAATGCTTTCCGTCACAACTCCAGAAGAATTTGACCAAATAGGAAAACCCGTGGCCGCCGCACCTGGCAAAGTCAACGAATAAGCGGTAACCGAAGTCGGAGCTTGCTCGATGATCGTATTGGCTGGAATGTTCGTATTCGCTGTAGTGTTCGTCGAACCTTGCGTGAAGCCCACGAATCCGGCGGTAGTGCCCAACACGGATAGCACACCTGCCTTGCCTGCTGTTCCTGAACCACCGGTTCCCGGTGTACCGGGTGTGACGATGATGCTTCCGCCGTTGGAATTGACACCCGTTCCGGCTCCAGCGCCACCATTACCTGCCGGCAGGAGAATATCTCCTCCAGCGCCGCCCGTGCTCGCCGTGGCTCCGCTGGCAGCGCCGCCGGTACCGCCCGCAATGGAGGGCGTTGATCCCTTACCACCCGTGCCGCTCGCGTTCGTCGTCGCTCCCCCGGTTACTCCCGGAACCACAAACACAGTAGGAGCGGCTGTTCCCGGTGTCGTGGCCACTGAAGCTGGAGCGAGAGCTTGAATAGTGACGGCGTGAGTCGTCGAGTCTGCATAGACGTCTTCAGAACTGAGAACAGGAGTGGGGGCGGCAATCTCCGCTAGTCCCAATCTACCTGCGAGGCCTAGATCTCCAGTGGAGGAGTGGCCTTCCGTGGCGGCGACGCCAGAGCGGAATAGCGTGTAGTTGGTTCCCGCTACTCCGGCTACCGTGCTGCTGTTGAATTGGAACTGCGCTACGTTCGCTCCCGCAGGATGGCCTCCGAGGTAGATGTTGCTGAGTCCGATACTGTAATTAGAGAGGTCAACGGTAGATACTCCGGCAGTAGGCACGCCATCGAACACCACATTCGCAAGGCCGACGCCACCAGTCAAGGTGAAATAAGTTGTTGGCGTCGTAGAGGAATTCAATTGAAGGTCGAGATAGAGTAAGTTACCTGCTGTAGCCGAGGCGTTGTCGAAGAAGTTCGTTGCAACGCCACCAAATTCATAGCGGCCATTCGTAATGGATAGCGTGCTGGCACCTGTCACTTTCCCGACGAACGGGTTAAAGAATCCTGTAGTAAGAGGACTAAAAAACTTTGAATTGAGTATCTTGATGTTGATACCGTTTGCTGCCTGTATGTAAGGAGCAGTCGTCTCATTCCACTCGAAGTGTGCGCCGGAAATGTTCACGGAGGTTAGAGCGGCGGTCTGAGCCGGGTCACTAATCCCCAACAGATAATCGAACGAGCATCCGGTAAAGTAGAAGTCGTCTGCCGTCGCGGTGTTCCAACTTATGAGATAGCCAGGTGTGGCGAATCCCGTATCCTCGCCAAAGATGCAGCTATCGAACGTAAGGCTCTCGCCGAATCCCGTGGCTCCCGATAACACGCTGATTTGCGGGCCACCGTTGTTCAGCGTAAAGCAGTTCGTGATATGGACGCCGACTGACCGATAGCCGAACACGAACACTCCGCTAAGAAATCCTTGAACGCCGATGCCGTCGAGGGTCGATTCGGATGATGTGTATGCCGCACTCGTTCCACCGATAAGGAAAGCGAATGTCGTGTTCGCGGCATTCGTGTTGTGGAATTGGAAGTTGCCACGGAAGGGGACCGAGCGCGTCGAACCGATGCCAGTGGGATTAGGAGCAGGGGAACCGTACTGGTCCGAGATGCTAACGAATGTTCCACTAGCCAGCGCCGTATTGAGGAATACCCTGCCAAGCGCGACGGCTGGAACGTAAGGTGACCACATTAGAGCCGATACGACTTTATAGTTAGCACTTGGGAAGATAACGGGTAAGACTTGCGTGGAAGCCGGTGCAATCGCCGCGACCTCTGATGCCTGAATCGCCGCCGTGTCGTCAGTGGAGTTATCTCCTTTCGCGCCCCACCATTGAGGGTAGAGGTTCGCCGTTTGGACACTGCCGCTGACCACCATCGGAATCTGTGTTGCCGTTCCGCTATCGGCGGTTGATGTAACGTTCGCGTGGGTGCAAGGGGAGACGAGGTTGGCCTCGAATTGTGAACCGGAAAGACCTGTCGCGATAACGATGAGGCCGCAACCGTTCAGATATGTTGCCGTAGTCAAGCCATTGACGTAGACGACCTCACCAGCGGTAAATGTGTTCGTTGCCAGGAACGTAACAACGTTCGACGTGATGGCAAAGTTCGTGATGGTAGCGACTTGCGGTGTGTTCGAGATGATTTGAACGGGCGGGGCTACCAACCCGCCGTTGACCGTCAGCGTCACCGTGTTTGGAACCGAGAGGACGCCGCCGCTTTCGGAAATTAGGTTGACGCCCGCTGGAACCGTTGGATTCGCCGCCAGTGTGTATGTGCCGGGGTCGATGGCAATACAACCTGGATTGCTGACCGCCGTAAGAGCTTGCGCGAACGATTGGAGCGCGTTGACGTGCTGGCAACCTTCAAGGGCGCTGGAGGAGAGCGTCGTGAATGTCCCAACAGCCGGGGTCGTGCTGCCTATCGCTGGAGGGACAGCCCACGTGCTTCCAAGTAACTGCGACACATTCAGGTTGGGAACTACCGTCGTGCTAGTCACCGACAGTGGTGCCGTTCCAATGGCGATGTTGGATATAAGTTGCGTTGCCGTCAGGGTGCTCGGCAGTGACATTGCCCCGCCAGCACTCAGGATTGCTGTAGCTGAAGGCGTCTGGGGAGCCGCGCCAACACCACCACCAGTCATAATGGCATTCGCTGCCAAGAGAGCGGAAACTGATTCCACGGTCGTTGAGCTAAAATAAGGAATGGCTCCGGAGACTCCTCCAGTGACAGTTATAGGGAAGGCTGGCGTTCCGCCGCCACTGGAGGTCGTGCCGCAGGTGATTGTGTGCGCGGCTGTTGTGTAATTGAAATGATTCCCTCCTGAATCGGGACAGTTGGGAAGGGATATCCACTGGCCAACTGCGGAGGCGCTTGTGTTAATAATTTGGTCCGCAGCGGAGTTCACTGGAATAGAGGTTCCATTAATTTTAGTATTCGTCATCACTCCACCAGCGGTCATGGAGGAGTCGCCGGTGACAGGGAAAGGTGCGGGGAGGTTGCCAGCAGTACCTATCCAAATATCCGTATTGGCTAAGGTCGCGGCGATGGGTTGAGAGCTTGAATTGGAACCGACAACGGTTGCGGAAGCCGGGAAAGCGCCTCCGTTAATTTTTCCCACGACGTTCGCCGTGCTGATACCTGTTACGTCACCAGTTAGTTGGTTAACGTGTGTTCGGGACCAAACTCCCGACGATGTATCCACAAGAGACGCAACGGCATACTGGACAGTAAGCGCGGGACTTAAAGTTGTCTGTCCATCAATGAGGTCCGTACTGGCGCGAGTCGGCGTACAGGCGTTGGCAGTGGAATCTATTTTCTTAAATGTTATTTGCCGACCACCTCCACTGGACGCGGGAAGGTTAATCACTACCGCACCACTTGTGGCGTCACAGGTGATGACCGTATCAGCGGCCAAGACGGTATAAGGTGAGGATGCGAAATTTATGGCCGTCTCGGTCCAGTGAGGTTGTTTGACGAGTGTCGCGCAGGAACCTGCTGATGTTGTTACGTCACCTGTCAATGCTGGCAGTTGACCGCAAGTAGCAGACCCGGACAAGTTTGTGAATGCAGGCTGAGCGAGAGAAACGACACCCGCTGCCGAGATGGCTGTCACGAAATTGTTAGCCGAGCCTGTGTTGGCTACGACTGTTGTACCTATGGTTCCCGAGGCGTTTATATCGTGAAATCGTAAATTGGTGGAGTCTTCATATAGCGTATCGAATCCAGCCGCAGGCGCAGCGGGAGCAACGATGGCCGTCAAAAGAGGATTGGTTCCATTTGACGTGAAATTTGTGATACCTCCGAGAGCGGTAGAGTTATTGTACTGAATTTGGGTATTGGACCCACCAGCGGAGGCCGAACCAGTGATGGACTGACAACCGAATCCGGTTGTGGTGGACCAACTTAATGCTTGAGTGGAGCTGCCGCAATTGGAACCGAACGCCGCAAAGGTAGGGAACTTAACTGTCCACCAGTGTCCCGGAGCTGAAGTTGAATCCTGATAGACAAAGGCGGCGAAATTTGGGATGAGTGTCCCGGACGCCGCACTGTCAATCAGGTCCGAGGCACCAACGTTTGGAGTCAATGTCAGTGTGGTCGAAGTGTTCTTAATGACGAATGGGAAGTTGGAGGCAAAATTTGTAGCTACCGCAGGTAAAGCCAACGCTGTCCCGCTTGTCCAGTTGAGGTAGTTCGCCCGGTCAGTGTATAGCAATGTAGCCGGGTTCGTCGCGTCCACTGGCACGCCCGGAAGGGAAAAAGTTTCAGCGGTAGCCGCGCCGCCGGAAACGTTTTCCGTGACCGTATATAAACCATTGACCGTGGGGCCAGCGAGACGTGTGGCGGCTCCTGCTGACCCTCCGTAAATCATGTCTCCCAAGGTCGTCATTGGATTCGTAAAGGAATTGGCGAGCACGAAGGCATCGGTGGCGAGTTTAGTTGTATTATCTCCGGGAGATTGCGTCGTGGCTGTCGTGCCATTTGGAAGGGCGGGAGTGCCGGAAAGGTTGGCTGCGGTACCAGTCGTATTCTGATTCAGCGTCGCAACGTGACCGGCAGTTATAGTTCCGCTGACCTCACAGGGAATAACGTTGATGGTCGAAACGAGTGTTGGCGTGCAGATGAGACCGGTAACGTTCGTTGTACTCGTTTGGAGGTTTAGTCCGGCACTGGATAGTGGAGTGCCGTTGATGGCTGGCGTGAATCCGCCGCCCGTGGCTGCGATGGTGGGTCCGAACTGTCCTCTGGTAATCGTGATATTGGACCCGGCAACGAATGGTGCATCATGGCATTCCGCGTCCCATTGCGTGGTGACGACGGTATCCACAGTGAGACGGCAGGACTGGCCTTGGGCGATAACTAAACTAGCCCCTCCTGGAGAGACGGTCCAAGTTGTGGGAGTGACGGTGACAGCGGTAGCCGAACCACTTGTGTTATTGACGAGACTGAGGACACAGTTGGGGAGAGCGAGAGTAGTGGCTGTAGGGAGAGTGACGGCCACGGCCACGCTGCCTTGATATTCCACAACTTTAGGACTGCAATCGGCGGAAGCGATGGTATCGGTGGAAGTGGTTCCCGTGACCGGGCGAGTGACCATACCAGGGAGAGCAAAGGCAGGAGTAGTCCCAACACCGCCAGAGGGAATGGAAACGAATGCCTGAGCGACACCATTAGGACCAGTGGGAGCGTTTACGCCGCTTAGGACGTTGGTGGTGCCCGCAGTGGAGTAGTAGGGAACGCTGAATTGGAGAGCGTTGTTGACGGTGCCACTCCCCCCGCCGCCCGCAGGCGTGGCCCATGTCCCATCACCGCGCCAGAAGGTCGTACCGGAAGCTCCTGTTCCACTGTTCATCTGCGAGACAGAGATATTCCCACTGAGTTGTGCGAAGCTGTAGTCGTTAGTAGCGGCGACTACGGCTCCAGTACGGCCAAAGACACTGGATACCGCTCCCCCTCCACCTGCCGCAGCCACACTGGAACTCTGAATCCACTTGGACGATAGGGAGTTATAGACGAATGAGATACTCTGATTCGCGGCACAGATGAAGTTACTCCCGCTGGCCATCACGATGTTGGCGTTGTTGGCGAAGGTCGTGTTGGTATCGCCGCAGAGGATGATGAGAAAGGGAGCGCCGAAGGGATTGAGAAAATTAGTGACAGTCGTGGGACTGCCGTTGGCGGTGATGAACACGTTTCCTTGGGAGACATCTGGCGTGGCTCCGGTCATCGTCAACGCGCCGGTGTTCGAGAATTGATTGGCGACAATCCGACCGTGTTGTGTCCCTTGGCCAAATACTGCCGAAGGCAGGATTAGAAACAGAAGGAGTCGTTTCATTAGTCGTGTACCGCCCAACAATCGACGGAAGGCCAAGCCGCCGCTACCGCCGTGATGGCCATATAATTTACAGTAATTGAACCGTTGGCTTTTGTGGCAACGTAGGGCGGCGAAGGCGAATTACTTGGAGTTCCTTCCGCTGAACATCCGGCACTATAATTTGTATCGGGGAATGAAGTCGTCCATGTCACGGTTATTGGTGTAGCGCATATCCCGCCTATCGCCGCCGCTGTCGTACACCCGCTAGTGCCACGTTTGCTCTGGTAGAGACCGGTAGCGGCATTGAGATGCATGGCCAAAGCTGCGGGGCCTAGCGGGTCCCGGATAGCTATCTGCCGACTAGCCGCTGGATTAGCTGGATTGAAAATGTAGGGATTGGAAGGGCCGGAAAATGATTGACCCATAATCCAGACAGATTCGGCATTCGCGCCGTTGAAGGTGTCGTTCAGGACCCGGACCACGCTGCCTGTGAAACTGGTAGTCAACAAACCGGAGATATCAAGAAATCCAACGCCACTACGAATGAACACGTTGTTTTGAGCACCGACCGTTTTTAGCAGGGTTCCTGCGCTGCAAGGAGGCGTACATTCGGCTGTGACGTTGATGTTCCCGTCGAGAAAAGTGGAAGACCCGCCGGTATAGGTCAGTCCGGAGACGCTGCCGACAATGGCGGTCGTGCCGGTGCTGATGTTACCGGTAAAATCGAAAGCTGAAAGCCCGTTGTGGTTTCCGCCTTCAAACGAAAAAGCCGTCTGCCCGTCAAAGATACTGTATTTGTTAAAGGCATAATGGTTGTGGGCAAAACTGGAAGACAGCGCCGTGTTTGATGTGTTCGTCCACTTCCAATCCTTAGTGCAGCCATTCTGCTCGCCGGGAGCGAGTCCGGTATCAATGTGAGTGAACAGATTGCGTTCGCTGAACCCGTTGATGTTGTCGCCCCAGGAGCAAGCGGAATTTGCTCCTCGAAAATTATCAATGCCGATGTCGTCGAAGCGGGCATCAAGAATGTCTCCCCAATGCACGCCGACTGCGTTTGCATTGGCCGTACCTTGGCCAATAAGACTAAATCCTTCTATTTCCGTGCCGGTGAGATAGATAGTGAAGGGACTCATGTGGACGTTCATGCAATCCGCGTTCATCGTACAATTGATTTTGAGCGCGGCTTTGCCTGGTCCGTGAATATGCACGGGAGCGGTGACGGACATCGTGGTGGATACGTTAACCGGGGTGGAAGAAGGAGCAAGTATTACTTCCCCTCCGTTCGCGGCGGCAACGGCGGCGTTGAACCAGGCACCATAATCCGAGCCTGCCCAGCCTTGCGAGTTGGCCGCGTCAACGCAGGTTATATTCTCGAAACTCTTGCAAAGCAGCGTCGATATGCCGGTCGTGCCATTGGCTATGGTGGCTGTTCCCGCGTTCCCGGTGATGCTGCCGACAATTGGATTGGCTGCTGTCGTGGTCCCGTTCAGTTGTGTGGGACCGGAACTGGTAAAGCCTCCTGCGGCGGTGTCAAGGCCAGTGGTGGTAAATGGCTGTGAGACCGTTTGACTGCTGGAAGGATTCGTGATGACGGCGTTTGGTTGATTTGTGGCAATGTTAAGGGAACCTGCGTGAATGATAGTTGTGGACCCCGCCTGTGGGGACAACCAAGTAATTGTTACCGTATTCGCGTCTGTTCTGGTAAGGGTATCCGGAAAAATTCTAACGTTGCTGGAATTATACGGGTCACCAACCACAACGTAAGGGTCGTTTAGGTTATGCGTACAAACCCACGTTAGGGAGGCGACAGGGATAGAACACAGGAAGCTTTGGGTGAGGATAGTAGCTGGACCCAATGGGATAGTGGAACTAAGTGGAGTCTGGGTATCGAGATTGAAGGGAGTGGAAGTAATGAGCCAATCGGCTCCCGATTGCTGGATATTATCCCAAACGTAAGAGATGTGCCAGAAGGTGCCGTTGGGGGCGATGAAGTCGTTGCGAATGAGAGGGACGGAGAAGGAGCCATCTACTGTAGAGACGGAGATACACCAGTTTGTCTGGCTAACTATGGTTCCGCTTCCGATAATCCTAGGAACGTTTGGTTTGTAATTTTGGAGACTCATGCAGACTTGTGCATTCGTGGGAGGACCGGCAGAGGGATAAATCAGGTGGCCAGTCACGGTCGCCGTGGATTGTCCCATAGCTATATTAGTATATAATAGTATATACATTAATAGTAGTAATAGTCTGTGTACTCTCATGGCGTCACCGGCAATGGGCCAATAGGCGGTACTCTTTGGTCCGCAGTCCCCGCAGGTGGACCTATATCTTTCACTCGTTGTCCACCTAGTTTTCTCATCTGTATTTCGGCGTTGGTCTTATCAACAGCAGTAGCAGCCGGGTCATCTAGGACCTTCTGAAATGATACACGCTGTTCGCCTAAACGTTGAGTGTATGGTTTCAACTGTTGGTCCATTGTTCCTAGGGCTCGTTCGAGGGTGGGGGAGCCGGAGGGAGCACGAGTGTTGCCGCCACTACCAGTTCCGGTCTGAATACCTGTGGGCTCCGTGACTCCTATACCAGTACCCGTCCGGAAACTAGCCGGAACAGGGGGCATAGTAGGCGGAGGCACATTCCCGGTATTTGCCGGAGTGGAACCGGCTGGTGTCTGAGACACCGTGGAAAGAGGTGCCCCTTTTGATGGTATATCAGGTTGGGGGGAAGGACCGGAGGAAAGTGATGGGGTGGTGGGAGGAGTGGAGGTGGGTAAGGGACCGCCTTGGGGAGTTACTTCAGCACGGGCACCGGGGGAATAGGAACCGGGACGGGGGACTGGTTGAGAGAGAGTGCTACGGAGGGCTGTAGGAAGGCGGCCTACTTGTTGGTCGGTTAATCCACCGGGCATGGGAGGGGGACCGGAAGTGGAGGGAGGACCGTAAGGATTGGGAGTGGGGATGGTGGAATTGGCGTCGGGGATGGGGGGAGGGTTACGTGTTGAACTCCAGTCGGGGACCTTGGGAGGCCAGTTGGGAATTTCACCTCCAGCGTGGGGGACGGAGGGATTCTGGCCAGAAGGAATATCTGGAAAGACGGCTGGATTATTGCCGGGACCGGTGGTGGGAACTTGTTCAGCGGGACCGGGAGGGGTAAATGGTCTAGCGGGATTAGGTTCGGGGCCAAGAGGTTTGGGGGATAGGGTGGTACGGAAAGATGGCTTATCGGCTCCAGTTTGGAATCCCTGTTTGATATTTACATCTGTTGGCTTGCCGCTCCAAACAGGTTTACCCTGAGCCATGTCTTTAATTCCCTCGCCAACAGCGGGGAGAATTTGGCCAGGTTTGGTTACATCAAACTTTTTGGCTATGGTTCCTAATCCATATCGTTGGGAGGGTTCAGAGAGAGTGTTACGTCCAGATGTCAGTCTATCAATCCCCTTCACAGCTCCCATCGTGTTCCGAATGGCATCAGGATTAATACCCTCCTGACGGAAGCGTTCATCTAGTGGAGCGGTGACAGCTTTCTCCTCCGCCATAAGGTCGGCTGGGGTCTTCCCTTCTTGGATAAGAGTTTGGAGAGTAGCGGGGTCCTTGGAACGAACTTTCTGGAGTTGAGCGGAGAGTTCCAGACGACGAGCTTCGAGTTTACTGTAAGTAGTGGGCTTACCGTCAGGTCCAACAGTCCTCTCTTCGCCAAACTTTTCTAGTCCCTTATTATATGGGTCCCAAATCTCCGTCTTGGCTCCTTTAATTTTAGCCTGTAAGTCGGCTTGGGACTCGGCACCTTGGAGATACGCCCGTCCGCCCTGATTCATATCGCGTTGAAATTGTTGGGCACCTTTGGGCTTGGGTTTGAGAGCTTGTTGAGCGATGGCGTTTTGGCCAGTTTCACCTTCGATGGGAGGAGCCAGTGCACTACGTAACTTGCCCATCCCATAGTTGACACCCGCTTTGACAAAAGGGGCTCCGATGGCCGTGGCAATGGGGACGGCGGCTTGGGTGGCGACACCAGAGGTATCCCCTCTAGCAGCGGCATCTTCCATACCTTCAGCACTACCTCCAGCTAAGGGAGCCAGAACAGCAGCACCACGATAAAGAGCCTGACGAGTGGGACTGCCTCCTCTCGTGGTGACTCCGGGAAGGTCGGGAGGGAGGGGACGCGTTAAGTCGTGGTAGGCTGTACCGGGGCCGGTAGGGTCAAACTTTGTCTTATCTGTATTCAGCCAAAATTTAGGGTCTAGTGGAGAACGTCCCTCTGTGGGGTCCGGAGGAACCATACCCTTTAGAGCATTCCACACTCCACGAGGGCCTTCAGTTATATTCTTCTCAAATTGCGTCTTGGGAGTCGTCTGATATCCCTGTCTCGCATAATCAGCCATCTCTGCCTTAGAGACCATCCCACGGTTACCGTTCTTGTCGTACATGACTACGTGTTGCGTAGGCTTGTAGCCGTGGTTCAGTGCCTCCTCCCAATTCTCGGGAGCGACGTTCTGTCGAGCGCCAGTGGTCGGGGACTGGAACTCTATTCCGGTGGTGGAGTCGTTGGCCATTTAGAATTAAAAGTGTTGAAACGTACTTCCTGATTGGCCGCTAGGTATCTGAGCCCTATCAGTCATATAGTCAGCGATAGCCTTGGTACCCGCTTTCAAAGTGTGACCATCCATTTTCCCGGCATTCGCTAAGTCAAGAAAGTGTTGGAGCATGAGAGGGGAACGGCCACCGGAGGCTCCAAAGTGGGCCAGCATGGTGGCGGTATCGGCGAGCATATTCTTGTCCAGTAAGGTAGTAATACGTGGGTCGTCACCCAGTTGCGAGCCGACACCGGTGGTCATAAAGGAGTTCCAACGGGAGGCCAATATACCCAACTTACCGTCCTTATCCAAGGAGTCTATTAACTGTAAAGTACCTTGTGTCTCGGGCTTACTAGGGTCGCCTACTTTAGTCATCAGAGTTACAGCATGACGAGCGTTGGTGATATCACGTACCTCTTGAGCGGGAACCTTGGCGGGATTCTTGCCGCCAGCTTGGGCAGCCATGGATGCGGGACCTGCGACCGTCCGGCCATCCTTATCCTGCCAACTTACCCATTCGGTCTCCTTGGAACTATTGAGAACTGGCGAACCTGTTTTTACTCCTAGATTAGCACGGGGAGGAGTGGCTCCGGGAGCTTGAGGCGCTGCTGTTCGGGCTGCTCCTGCATTACCGGTTCCAGGAATAGGAGGATTTACAGGAGGTACCTGTGAATTAGGACCACCGGGAAATATTGGCGTCTTTGTGGAACTATGAGGTAGGGATACTGGAACTTGGCCTTCGGGGGTATCCTTTAGGGAAGTATTTTGACCCGAAGTTTCACTGCCTACATATTGAGATGGCGCGGGGGCCTCTCCAGCACGACCACTCTCCATGCCCATTTGATTTCTCCACACATAATCCCAACCGGTAGAAGAGTTACCTGTGGTGCGTTCAATGTGGGGAGAGTTGGAGCCTTTTGGTGACGCCATCATTTGGGATTGTTGGGGGACTGTGGGCGGGAGTGGGGGCATGATAGGTGGAGGAGCCGAGGCTGCGGGGGAGGGAGTAGATAATGGACCAAGAGGAGCAACGGGACCTTGGCCTCCGGGGACAGTTGTGGGAGGTTGGGCGTCCGAACGCATACCGGAGATGGTTCCGGCTTGAGCTGTCTGGGCTCCGATAGCTGGATTAGGAACTTGATTCGTCACCATCTTCGGACGCGTTACACGTTGTCCTGTGGATGGGTCATACACGTCTTGCATGTAGCCGTATCCCTCACCCGGTCCAAGAGGAACGGCGGTATCCTTTTCGGGACCGTGGAGGTTCTTGACATCCTCAAGAGCACCGGCTTGAGTGACATTGGCAGCGGCAATTTGTTCGGGAGTGCGGTAGTTGTCTAGTTGTTTCTGGGTCAATTGACGAGTGAGCGCCTGATTCTGCATCTCCGATTGGGCCAGTTGAGCGCGGGTGGCTTGGGCGTCCTGTTGGAGACGTAACTCTTTATCCTGATGGGCCAGCATCATGGGACGGTAGTTGCCACCGGCAGCCGCCAACTGGTTACCTATATCAGCTATAGCTCCACTATTTTGTCTAAGGAAGGAACCGATATTTTGGAAAAAACCTTTCTTCTGGCTACCACCTCCACTACTATCACTCTGTTGGGAAGTATTTGGAGAGGGAGTTGGAGGAGGACCCTGTTGGCTCCCTTGCTGGGTCGGTTGTGGATTGAATCCGGGTGAGTTGCTCATCGTTATCCACCGTAACTCCCGACTTGACCACCTTTAGTTTTGCCGATATTGGAGAATGGATTAGCCGCCGCGTTGGCCTGTGCGGCTCCGAGACCGGCCATGCTGGACATGGTAGCTTGGGATGTGGGAGCGGGAGTGGATGGCAAGAAAGCTGGGGCCGCTGCGGCGTCGGGAGTAACGGAAGGGGGAGTGAGTGTGCTGCCGGATGGGGCTGTGGAAGGAGTGGCATTGGGGCCACCGGGCGTGGGACCGAGACCGGCGGCGGCTATTTGAGGGGAACCACCACTGAAGGGGGAACTACTACCGGGGTTGGCCATTCCGAAAGCGGCCCCAGCGATACCAGCAGCGGTGGATAACCCCTGTCCGATGTCACCTAAAGTGGAACCCATCTGACTGCGGTCCATAGCAGCAGTGGTGGACTGCCCAATGTTACCAATGCCTAAGTTACCTTGTTGTCCACTCAATAACCCGGCTTCCTGAGTGCCAAAGTTCTGTTCATTCTGAGTGTTCACTTGTGCGTTGCGATAAGCGGCTGTTCCAGCGTTGGCCTCACCTAAGTCAACTGCGTTCTCGGCAGTGGCCCCGAAACCTGACGGTGCGCTGCCCATACCTCGTTGACCGAGAGTCTGGAAAGCTGTCTGTCTAATCCCGTTATACGTGTTAGCAATATTATTTTTATCGGAGGCTAGTTGGGCTTGGGCGGCGGGAGTGAGGGAACCTGGCTGCGAGTCGGCCAAATTTTTGGCATTGGCATCGGCGGCGGACTGATATTGAGCTTGGGAGTTGGCGTTTTGTTGCTTGGCAGCGGCCCCAGCGTCGGCCATGTTCTGCTCCACTTGACCCCGGCCTTTTTTGTGCTTATATCCACGGCCTTCCCATTCCTCCCTTTCCATCAGGAAGCCACTATCCACTAATTTCCATTCAACTAGTTTGCCCATTGGGAACTCCAGTTAATTCTACCATGTTAAAAATCGTCATCTGAAACTATGACGGTACAAGGAACAGTGTTGGGCTGTGGGCTCGAATCCACATTTGACGACCAACTCTTGATAGTTTGGCAGCAGATTAGGTACGGCGATGAAGGATGCCGCTGCCCCATTCAATGCCGCCTGATACTCCAGAGCACGGGTGAGCGCAAATAGACCAGCGAGTGTCTCAGTGCGGCCACTGTCGGGATTTCTGATAAGTGGGTCCAGAGAAACGGCTAATATAATGGACGCCGTGAGGGAGCCAATTAACTTACCTTCCTTCGTTTTGGCGACAGCGGTAGCCACTCCATCGCTGACATAGTTCTCAGGCAGCTCTAGGTCAGCGGTAGCAAACTCCTTTCGCCATTTCTCCAGTTGGATGATATCGGTGTCACTGGGGGGAGTTATTTGGGTGGAGAACACTTATACTCCTTTACTTAAAGATGTGACTCCTACTGCCGAATCCAGCATTCACGTTATTGTTCCATCCATTTGTCCCGCTAGAGTTACTTACTTGGTCGTATACGGTTGTCCCACTGCCTGAACTAGCGGAGATAGGGGAAGTCCAGACACCTTGGACGGATTGGGGGTTACTGAGAGTGCCGGAGGTGGAACGTATACGGTAATATTTCTTGACTCCCGTAACCACCGTGTTGTCAAAGAAACTGGTAGCGGAGATGGAAGAGAGAGTGGCAACGATAGGTGCAGTAGAGAAATCACCAGTAGTAGAAGATTGAATTTGGTATCCATCGGCTCCGGAGACTTGTTCCCAGTTGAGGGTGATACCTATGGCACCAGCGGCTCCTCCAGTGGCGTGGAAGTTGAAGGGGGAACGGGGGATAGGGGGAGTGGAGATGACGGGATTGAGGGTCTGTTGCCAAATCTTTAGGGCAGGTAATAGCTCCTCTAAACTATTTATCTGTGGAAGAGTGTTCATTTTCCATTCCTAGAGTACAGGCTCCACAATCATCTTCTCGGCTTCGACGGTGAAGCCATGGAGAGTACCGGCTATGGGACCCGCAGCCACGGCGAACTCAATTAACATACGCTGGCAGGAAGCCCCGGTGTCGGAGTTGGGGCGTCCTAGACTGGTGTTGGCACCAAGGGTGGTCTCGGACATTATAACTGGGATACCAACGCCGGGATTCTCTGGATTAATGGGGTCCAGCCAGATGGTCACGTCCACTTCCATATTTTGGTCGGATTTCTCGTATTCGACGGAGTGGATGATGAAGGAAGCGTTAGGGTCACCAAAGTCGAGGAGGACGTGGAAGTAGCCAACTGGATAATTCGTGTTGACGGGGATGGGATAGTTACCTGTACGGTCGTCTATCACTACTATGTGGTTGTCGGTGGTGGCGGCGACAAGGGAACGACGCCCGAGAGTCATCTCGAAGACGTATACGGCTGTATATCCCTGTTGGAGTTGGAACCAACCTTTAGTCTCGAAGTCGAAGACCCAAGTGGCGAAGGTTAGGTCGGTTCGACGGTAATTTAGGACGAGCCAATTACGACGACCCCAATTATAGAAGGTTAGGGAGGCATTTTGATAGTCGGAACCGTCGATATTCTCGAATTCAGGCCGCATGGGACGGCCTAACTCGACTAAAGCGGTGGTGGAGTCCACTCCAAAGGAATATTGAGAAGGATAGAGGTAAACTTTGGTGTCGTAGGAGACGAAAGCGAGGCCAAAGGGGGTGGATACACTTAGTTTACGTCCGGCGAACCCGACAGCAAACGCTTGGCTGTTGGATAATTGGAAATCAGCTAGGGATTCACCATATAAGGGGATAACATTTAGTTCTGTACCTATGAATAACGCCGCACCGTGGGCTTTCATGCTGGTAATAGTGGAAGATTGGTCGGGGTAACTGGTTTCGTTGATTTGGCCAGGGGAGACAGTGTTGGGGTCGTCTCCGGGAACGCATTCTGATGGCGTACCGGCTTGTTCGGCTAATATTTCCTCGTTACCTGTATAGGAGAAAAAATTAGGGAACTTAGGTACCACTCTCCATATCCTATTTTGGTAGACTTCCATGATTGGCGAGGGTAAAGGAGGGTCGTTGAGCAAGGGACGCTGGACATTTCTGAAGTAGCTACCTACAGTGCCGTCCATGGGGGAGAAATCGAAGTAATAGAAGAAATTTATAGGAATGGAAGCAAGATAGTTCCCGACTTTATCCTCTTCCGACGAGGAAGCGTAGAGATTCCAGTGCGTGGCGCGAATTGGGGCGATATTGTAGGGTCCAACTGCGGAATAGAGGGAACCGGCAGCGAGGGTAAGATGTTGGGCATCTTGGACACTTAGAATAATTCCAGCTCTACCGCCTCCTGGGACCCATAGGGCCTTTCCGATGTCCCTCTGGTCGAAATTGGTCCCCACGCCCACGACAGCGGCGTTGCCAAGAGCGACGGTTAAGGTCCCCGGCATCACGAAGACCTGAAATTGCATGTTAGTTTGCGGGCCGGTGCCGAGGGAGATGGGAGAGGACGAGGATTCATGGGGATGCGTGAGCGATTGGTCGGAATAAGTGGTCCAATAGTAGCGATTGGAGAGGATGGTGACACCTGTGGCGTTGACGGTACCGGCTCCACTGGCGGAATCGGGGAAGGGAGCGACAAGTTTGTAGGTGAAGGTAGTAGGAGAGGGGACAGTTAGGATAGTTACAATGGAATCGAAGGTGGGGTCGGTGACAGCGGCGACCACGGCCACTTGACCGGCGAATAGACCATGAGGAGTAGTAGTGGTGATAGTCACCACACCGTTCACACGTACGGCACCGGTGGGGGAAGCAGCGATAGTTAGGCCAACAGGAGCAATGACGGCGAAATGAGGAGGGTTGAAGGGGATAGCGAGGCCATCTATATTGAATCCCAATCCGTCATATATCCAGCTATTTATACCATCACTGATATGCATGGTGTTGTTGATGTTGACGGCGACAGGGAAGCCTTGGAGAGTAAGGACGGGTTGCCATATTTGAGTAGGGAAAGCGCCGGTTAACAGATACAACTCGGTAGCGGTAGCGCAGAATTGGTAGGTGACAATTATTCCATTATTATTACGCTTGAACTGATGGAAGAAAGCGATACGGGAGGCAAAGGGAGCGTCGGCAGTGAAGGGGACGGTGGGGCGTTCGCGTTCGAGGTAGCCAGCTAATGAGGGAATGAGGGATTGGAGCTTGCGGGCGTCGTTTTCATTTACACTGGCAGGAGAACTGTAGATATTTTGGCCGCCTGTAAGTGAGTAGCGTTTTACAATAGAATTTGGTGCTGGCATCCCTCATCCTGTCATCCCAAAAAATCGTAAATATAACTGGCTCCCGTACTCTCTCTGGCCCCCACGGTCATCGCCAACATCCTCACGGAATCCATCCATTCGTTTTTCCATCCTTGGGCCATATCGAGATTACGAGTGGAGAGGATGGCCTTCTTAGCCGCGTAATCGACTATCTTCTTATTAAATGGAAACAATATCTCAGGAAAGGTATCAATGGTCACCTCGTCGATGGATTTGATGTACCATATCTTTAACTTGAGTACGTCCTCAGGGAACTGGGCTAACATAAACTGGACGCCGAAGATGGTGTAGTAATAACAACCTTGGCCAGTGGAGATGCCACCCACACCGGGACTGCCTAATCCAGTAGCTTCTCGTCTGGCGGTCATAAACTCAGGGTCATCAAACTTGCGGTATTGAAATACGCGGTCGGTGTAACTAGGGGAAATACACTCAATGGCTCTAATCTCCCTACAGTTGAGGGGAAGGTTGTATTCCCTTACCGTAGTGGAGAGGTCAATCATGTAATCATCTTGGGTCGCGTCGGTGTCTTGGGAACTGTCAGCGAAGTAGTCCAAATCCAACACACGTATGACCCCCCACGTTTCGCTGACGCCTAGATTAATAAAGTAGAGATACTGGTCAGGAGTGAAGGCGTTACTTAGACCACCTAGAGCAATACGGAGTTCATCAATTAAATCTTGTCCCGACAGCTTAGGGTTGGCCATTCGTCACCATAGGCTTACCAAATTGGTCAAGTAGAGAAGGTAAAGGTGGTGGCATGGGAGGTCCAATAGAATATTTACGTGTCCCTACGGGAGCTTCTTTATGAAACGCTTCCGCTACCAGTTTAGGAGCCTTACCGTGGTCTACCTCGGTCGAGTGTTTACGGTTAGCCCATCCCATGATGTCCACTACTTCCTTCCCAAGTGGCTCATAGGCTTCATACCTATCCTTTTTCTTCTTGGCGGAGATGCGTTTCGAGCGTTCGACGGCGTGTTGAAGGTTACCAGTGGCCTGGAGGTCGGTTAACTTGAGTGCGTCAAACACACGATTATCCAGTTGCTTGGTATAGATAACCACACGTTTACTGTGGTTGGCACTATAGCTTTCCTCACACGCTTTCTGTAGCATGTAGCGTTGGGATTCGCTTAGTTCGGGACGGTGGATAAGATTGAGGGCCTTAGTTTTACCATCAGCTAGGGTAGCCACCAGTTCCGGTGGCACGTTACACTTCCGCTCGATACACCAGCACTTGACCGTGGGACCCCAGCGTAGGGAGAGAGCCGCGTCGTAGTTACGGAGATTATTTTCAAATAACTCTGGGAGCATCTTTGGGCGTCCCCTTATCCTTGGCCACGACGGGAGCGACAGTGGCTACCTTGGCCTCGACAGGTGAGTCGGGGACAGTTACGGGTAGGGACTTGAGAGCCTCCGGGTCCACTAACATGGCGTCGTAGGTACGAATAACCTTGAGGATGCGGTACATTTCGTCGGATTTGATGAGCTTACGTCCCTTGCAGTTGAGACAGATTCCCGCGACTGTACTGCCTTGCCCCTTACAATGCGGACAAGGGTGGTCGAGGAAGGTATGGCTGCTGTTCTCCAGTCCCTTGCCCACTTCCTCGGGGAACGTACGGGGCTCACCGACGTAGAAGTTGATGAACTTACCGTCGAATTGGGCGGTGTAATACTCCTTATCCCGTTGCTTATCCATGTGGAGGAGGGTCATGCGACGGAGACGGTCGAGGACATCTTTGTTTTCGGTGAGGACGACTACTGAGTGTGTGTAATCCAATTTATTACTCCTCTGGATGCTAACAGGAGAGTGGAAGTAGTCCACTCTCCCTCAGCTGTTAACTAATTGATTAAGGACCTCAATCGGCCACAATACCGGAATCGACGGTCACACTGCAACCATCCGCCCTGAAATGAACATTTCCTCGGTCTGTGTAGGCGTTGAGGAACATATAGAACACACCTTCATACCCCGTTTGGTCCGGTACGAACCTTAGTAACTCTGGCGCATCCCCATCCATCCCAAACGAATCCCAGCTTCCTTCGTTGAGGTAGATGACGAACAAATTATCAGATGCACACGCAATTAGCGTTCCGTATGGGGCGTCTTTATCCGCGACCCACTCAGCTACGTGGCCGAACATAGGCTTGGCGTCCATGTCCACACCGGCGTCGGGGTTGTTGAGGTCGGCTCCCTGATATCGTCTATCGGCTTGAGTGAGTTTGTAATATTCACGCTCAAGGGATGGGTGGCAGAAGAAAGTGTCCACTTTGACTCCGCTAACGTCAATCCATTGATTGTGGATTTTACGGTAGAGGAAGTCTTCGGAGATTTGGCCAACAGCCGTGTAGACACCAGACCAGAAGAACTGGTTAGCGGCAGAACCACGGTTGAGGCCGAAGATGGTGGAGACGTAGGTGGTCTGGTCCACTAGACCAAGTAGACCCATCATTTCTAGGTTATAGGAGCCGACTCCACCAGAACCAGCAGTGATGGTACCGAGGGCTACTAGGTCGTTGGTGGTGGTGGTGACGGAGGTACCTAGAGTGATGGTCCCGGTGGCGTTGTTGAACGCGGTAACGGTGGCTACTCCACGGATGGTGACGCCAGTGGGGTCGGTGAAGATGACGTTCATGCCGACTTTGATGAACCGGGCGGTATTGATGGTCCCGGCGACTCCACCGGGATTGATGAGAGTTTGGGTAGTGGAAGCGGCACCTGGGCTGACGATGGCTAGTGTTCCCTGTCCGAATCCAAATAGTTGTCTATTCAACTGTCTCTCAATATCCTCCGTGAGACCTTCCATTTCTCGGGTGAGCGCGGGTGCGGCGGCTCCCTTTAGACCCTTGTTGGAGGCTTCAATGACTTCACGGGTGATGCCAAAGCGGCCCTTGATGTCACGGATGGGGATAGTGAGACCAGCGTAGGATTGGTTACCGGCGACTCCCAATGCGTTACCTTCACCGGTGGACTTGACACCGGCATAGTTACGGCTGGAGTGCAGGTGGACGAAGACGGCGTTGCCTTGCCAGGTTACTTCGTCCTTGTTCTGTTTGCGGAACTTTCGAACAATATGGTTAAGGTTCAATTGTTCCCTGATTTTTTCCTCATACACGGTTCTCATAGCAGCCGAGTAGAGAGAGGTTGTTAGAGGCATATCAGTATATCTATTCTCCTTATAACGTCCTCTTCAGGGAACACGTGACTACGATAATCCTCCACCACCACGACGGGCTAACTCAGCTTCCATAACGGCCTGAACGGACTTGTTCAGGTTGGGGTCACGGAAGCCCTTGCCGGGAGTGGGGGTAGTTGGTACCGGAGACGAATTCGGCGGAAGAGAACGTGAATTGGCCGCTTGGGCGGCGGCTTTCTGGTCTACTAAAGTGGATGTCTTACGTTGAGCGTAAGCGTCACCGAACTTATTGAACCAGTCGAAATTTTCCTTGATGATACGGGTGCGTTCACTGGCGTCCCCACGGATAAAACGGTCTTCGGGGGAGTTGGGGATTATGTTACCGTTGCCGTCCCTAGAGTTTCTTACAATAGCGTCCTCTATGGAATCGGCTATGCGGCGGGAACCGGCCTCGTCTATCTGGACGCCGCTATCCTTAATTATTCCATTAAGAATAGCTTCTCCACTAGAACGTGCGCCTTCGATACGAGCGGCGTGTTCGCCTTGGATGGAGTTGCCGACTTGTTCCAGTTGGGTACGGAGAGCTTTCAACTCGTCTTGGGTAGTAAATATTCCCTGTGACTTCAGGAATTCTAGATGGGCCTTCCACTCGGGACTAAGTTGGGGACCAGCAGCGGCAGCTTGACGGGCGGCTTCGGCGGCTTTGTCTGCCCTCACTTGGGCTAACTCGTCTAGATATTGTTGAACCTGTTGGGGAGTGAAGCCTTCCTTTGCGAGGGCTTCCCAGGGGGAGAGTTCGGCTATACGGTTGCCTGCTTCCGTATATGCACGGATAGCTTCCTCTCTTGTCTTGTATACCTGCCTTCCGTTATTCAAATCCAAAAACGGTGTATCCGCAGTAGACGGAGGGGCCGCTGGTGGAGTTGCTGACGGTGTAGAGCTAGGAGCCGGAGTACCCGACCCGTCGCCCGATGGAATCGGAGTAGCCGCTCCATTTGGTTCTTCAATCATATTTTCCTTTCACTAGGTATACTAAAGTAATTAGTATAACTAGAGTACTACTACAAAATTATTCAGCCTGTATGTCCACAGTTCCAAATTGAGTGGCTGCGCTGACACCGGAATATTTAGGCCGCTGAAGTAACACAGCGAGACCAAGGTCAGCGGGAGCCGGAGCAGAACCAACCTGGGTAACCACGAAACGTAGCATGTCACCCTTATTAAAAGTTACAAGAGGATTAGTTAAAGCCCCAAAAGTTGGCGTTTGGGAAGAAATGGCAAAGTTTATTTTAGTGGCTCCTGAGAAAACAGAGGCGAAAGCACCCCCAGCGGCGGCCTTTTGAATATCAACGATAGTAGCCTGAGTACCTCCGGCAGTGTTGAGAAAGGCGTAGACACCCTTCAGAACTAAGGCAAATGGGGCCAAAATATTGGTGGGTAAAGTAATAGCAGTGACGGCCCCCGCTATCCCCAAATCGAATGATTCTGTTTCCGCGTGTTCTTTAAGTCTGATTCCCATGATTCTGCTCCTTCCACCCTTATTACCGTTGTGGTGGATGTAGTCGATGAACGGCCCATCGTTGGTTCCTGTCAAACTCTGCGATTCGCCTGTGGAAGTGGACGAGTATCCACGGCTCCATGTCTACGTTCGGTACCGGAATAGGCTACCTTAGTCGAGGAGGCGGCTTTCTCGGCAGCCAACTTGTCTGCGGCCTCTTTACCTCGGAGGTCAATGGGAGCGTATCTACGTTCCACAAAGGGTAACGGGCGGAGGTCGGGTTTACCCACTCTACGATTAACAGGGCCAACGGGGGCAACTTTAGGAGGTAGTGGCTTCAGTTTGATGTCGTACTTTGCTTCCAGTTCGGCGGCGGTGAGATAGGTCTTGGTGGCGGGAGCCGGTGGGAGGGGGATAAAGCACACGGGGATACCAAGGTCATCACCAACAAGAGCTACGTCTAGTTGAATTGTAGTGACAAATTTGCTGCCACGAGCAGCAACGTTAACAAGAACTGTCCCTGTCCTACCTGACCCGTTGGGCTTCAGAGTCATAGCTGTGGGGTCGTAGGTACAAATGTCGCTGGTGTCTACCACCTCGATGGTGTAGAGAGGAGGGACGGGTGGGGCTTCGAGTGGCTTATAGGGACCTCCACCATGCGGCCCAAAACGCGCATCGTCTCCATGGGAACCAAGGGAAGTGGCTCCTACGTTGATTCGGACTCCGGAACTGGCTACGTTGATTCTCATGGTGTGTCTCCTTTTAATTGTTTACGAGTTACCTATCTTACCGAATACTTTATTCGACTTCGTTTTGATACGGGCTTTGGTGGCTGGAGAGGCAAATTTGGAAAGCATGTTGGCGGCGCGGGCGTGAGCAGCGTCCGGAATCGGGAAACTGCGATGGGGGCCAGCGAAGTCACTGGCGGGCAGCGCGTTTCTTTGAGCTGTAGTGAGACGAGCCACAATTACCTTTCAGGACCCACAATCCCAATCTTACTAAATGCACCTTTGCTGCCCTTGTTGTACATAGCCTTCTTACGGTCCTCTTGGGACATATCGGCGTGGTGGGAGCGGGCGTCGGGGAGTTGGAGACGGGTGGTCTTGTTGGGGGGAAGGCCACTTTCACGGCTAGAGTCGAATTTGGATGCCATAGCAACCTCATCATAACATGGAATTTTTACCTACCGATTAATGATGCAAAATAGCGATGTTGGATAAATCCACCTTAGTTGTCTCTTTCCAGTCTGCTGGTTTGTTGAGTCCACCGTGCCACTGGTAGGCTCCCCACCCAAGTTGCGCCGCGCTACTGCCGTAAGCGATAGAGTTTCCTCCCTTGCCGCCAAGTTCGTGGCCGACGAGCACGCCAACGAGATTGAGGCCGACTGTCACGCCGTAGCTGCCCCACGCCGCGCCATAGTGGGCGTCGCAGTTTTCCACGTTGACGATGCGACATTCGTGAAGACCGTAGGCGTGAACGCCGGATGCTACGCCCGCGAAGATAAGCTGCGTCCGCAGTGGATGGTCGCGGAATTGGTGCTTCATGAAGTCGACAGGCCCGGCCTGCGCCGCGAGCGGGAAAAGCAGAAATAGAGCGAGGCGTTTTATCGCGTTGTACATGAATAATCTATCCGGTAAGGCGAAGATACCGTCAAAGCCGTCGCCACAACGGAATTGACGTTGAACCAAGCGACTACCGGAGCCGTTGTGCTCTGCGTGCTGACTTGCGTTCCGGCTTCGTTGCCCCAAGCGGTGCCTGAATTATCGACGTTGTAGACGCAAGCGGGAGCCGCGCCAGTCGCGCCAGTGTATGTCCCTGCGAATGTCAGCGTAACGGTCCCCGCCGAACCGGGGGAACCTGTCCCCGTCGAGGCGATGATGACGCCCTTCTCATTTGTGCTGCCTGCTTGTAGGGTGCAGGAGGGAGTCGTTCCTCCACCAGTAGAAAAGGTGCACGTAGGCACAAGTCCGGTCATGTTCGCGTAGGTGCTTGTGGAATTGGTGAGATAGCGCCCGGTGGCTCCTACGGTGAAAGTTCCGGTACTTGAGAATACGTTACCGCCCCCGTCTATAAACGTCGAAGCGCCATTTACATTGATTGCTGTCGTGGATGAAGTTAGCGAAGTTTTCGAGAGGACGACCTTACCAGGGGCAAGTGGTTCAATGCCGGTCGTACAGGTACCGTTTCCTCCTATGGTCGCCCCGTCAATGTATGCCACTGACGCTGAACCAACGTTAATAAATATACAAAGGCTGTTTGCGCCATAGAAATAGTCTCCATAAGAATACCATTGCCCTGCACCGGAATCGGCCAGGATAAGTTCATTAGCTCCGGGTGCCACCGTGCCGAAGGTCACCCCGTAAGTATTAATAGGCGCGCCCGGAGATACAAGCAGTTGCGCCGATGGCCCGTAACAATTGCCATAGACACCTTGAGTAAAAACCGTGTTCCCAGACGCAGTCATGCAGTTCTTGCCAAACTGTGCAACCTGAACAGTAGTGAAAAAAGAGAAAGCATTTGCATGGAGCCCAACAGACGTTCCATCGCCGCCTGCGAAGCCAACAAACGAATCATTTGAGAACACCGCATTCAGGTTTGGATTAATGAGTGAATAGGAATGGCCGCCGCCGTTGGGGACTAAATTCCATCCCCCATTTATCCCTAAGTTCCAAACATTTGCTCCCTGCATAGAGAAAAAGCAGCCATTGGAGTTGACTCCGAAAGTGCATGATACCGAGTTCGGAAAAGTCGAATCGAGGTACATCACTGAATTGTTTTGCCCCCACCCGACAAAAGAGGCAGCAGACTCTCGCAGCCCCCCAATTCCACCCCCGTCGAGGTTTACGCATTGCGGATTTGGCGTGTTGAAGTGTGGGTTCTTTACGAGAAAAGGAGTGGGGGGGAAAAGCAGCGCCGAGCAGACAGGTGCATTCTGATAAGCAGTGTCCGCCACCGTCACTGCCGCATCATCATCCGTTGCCCACCAAGCGTAGAGGGTACTCGCTCCGTTTTGCGTCACAGTGGCATTTTGCGAAAGGATAATCGACGTAGCGCTCTGGACGGATAGAATCGTCGTATTGTTGGGTACAACTTGATCATTTAGTGCAGAGCCGGACGGCGAAAGATTGCAGCAGCCACTCGTTGCATTGAAAAGCTTTCCTACGTCACTCGTCTGCCCAGCCGGGCACCCTACTGTTGACCCATTGCAGAAATTGGCTCCCGTGCATGTGAACGTAGGGCTGCTAATCGTCAGCACCCCTTGTGTTCCTACGCAAGTTCGCAAGTCCGCTTTCATCCCGAAAATTGGGTTCATCATGTCAATAATATTGGTGAGCGTTGAGACCGTGCTCCCCCCGCCTGAGCCGCCACCTGTTGCCGGACTTACATATCCACCTGATGGGGTTTGTGCGGGTGTGGTCCCGGTAAGGGTAAGGGACAGTAGTAAAATAGGGAAGTATTTCCGCATTATCCACCTGTTACCGTGGCAGTAATACTTACAGAGTTGGTACGAGACCGCATTAATAATCTGGCATATTTGGCCACTACCGAAGGGGCGTCCAAATGGAAAGTATTGTTGGTAGCGTCCACGGTGGTAATTGCCCCACCCGATATTGTTTGGTAGTTAGTATCAGCGTCCACGGCGGCTACTTGGACATCTATTTCAAATGCACCGGGGGCTCCGCTGAACTTACCATCCATGCTGAAAGGAGTGCCGGTTTGGTCGGGGGAAGCGGGTAAACCGACTTGTTGAGAAGCCGATACGCCGCCGTTACCGGGAGTGGGGGTTTCCGCGTTCCAAAGGACGACGACGTTACCTTTGGCGAGGGAGATTGCGTTACCTGCGGAGTAGACGGGTGTAGGGACAGCGGGGGAGACGAATAGAAGGAGGAAGGTGAGGGTTAGAATGGAAGTGATGAATATAGTGGAAGCGCGTTTAGTCATTGTCCGAATCCTCCAGATTTTTTGCCTATACGCCCAAAACGTTTCCCACCAGTAGCGGGAAATTTACGAGGATTGTTGCTGGAACCTTGTGGGGGAGGGGAGGAGGGGATAGGAGCGGCGGTGATGGGTTTGACGGCTGCCCCTCGTGACTGTTGGTCCTGAGAATAGCGTTCCATCAACGAAGGATTTAAGGGGAATTGATTGGTCATTGTTTACTTCCTATCTTGTGAAAAGGTAAGTTCTTGCGAGGAGTGGAGGCGAAGTCATGTAGGTCACTTTTCTTCATTTTAAGTAGGCCCCTATTGGCGGAATTCAACTTGCTAGGATTATGGAGAGCAATCGCCATGGCTTCCTGTTGGGCACCACTCACGCTTGGCATAATTATTTCCCCGCGTAGGACGTAGGCATCTGACCTTTACCAGTCTTCTCCCAAGAGGCAGCCCCCAGACGGTCGAAAGGGGACCTTCTGCGTTTGGATGTAGGTAACATTCCCGAAAGGGAAGAGGAATAACTAGTCGTCGCGGGCAAATCACTACTATTTGGCTTAGATTGTTGCTGAGATTGGTCGGCCATATCGCGTCACCTTATTGTTACTCTACCACGAAATTTACCTACCTATATTCTTGATAGCCGGTGGAGGACCGGCGTCGGCATCCGCTGCCGACTTACCTTTCTGGACAGACGCAGGTTCCTTGGGGATACCGTTGCCACCAGCGGCTCCCTTTTGGGACCCGTGTTGGGAGCCGGGTTGAGTGTGACCGTGTGGACCAGAGGGTGGAGGGCCACCGGGAGCTGGTTGACCACCACCACCAGCTGCCTCTTGGGCCATAGCTTGCTGGGCCATAATGTCCATCATGGTGGCTTGGATGTGGGCGTCCCAGAGGGCTTGTTTGTCGGGAGGTAAATTCTCATATTCCTGAGATTGAGCGTCCTTCTTGTGTTGAATCAAGTGGAGAGGGGAGTTTTGGACGATGGGCTTTAGTTGAGGGGGGATATTCTGGTTGAGGAAACGGTCCCATTCGCGTTGAGCCTGAGAGAAGGCACCATTCGTCAAGTTTTTAAGTTTCGTCTCGCCAAAGGCTTCCAGGACAAGGAAGTCAGTATCCGGGTCACCCGGTTGGAGGACGGCCATTTGATAGAGTTGCATAATGGTAGCTCTCTCAGTAGCTTGGGACTTCGGGAATAGGGCCTGATAATCAACACGGACATTAACACTCCCGGCTAGGTCGGCTTGCTTGAACTTTTGGAATTCCCATGTTTTGTTTTGGCCCAGTACTGATAATGTCCTTCCGTCTACCCAGTTAGTTCTGGCCAACTCCAGTGCATATTGATAACACTGACTCCATGACTCAGCCCAATGTTCCTTAACTGGAGCTACAGCCTGATGACTCTTCTCACCCAAATAAGACAAGGCCGACGCAGCAGTAACACCAGCCGGTGCGTCACCACCTGTCAGGAAGAATGTCCCCGCAATAGCTTCCATGTCACTATCAATATTCTTGATGAGTTCAGTTAGTGGGGCTACGTTGCCTAACGCAGCTTCTAAATATTCAGGTTTAATACCAGTTCCACTAGCGAGGGAGATGGGATTGTAGGTGAGTAACTGTCCAGCCTCACCGGTCACATTTTTGACCTTACATCCTTCGGGAGTGAGTAATTTTGGGGCACCGGTTCGTTGGGCTGTCAACTGAAGTGAGGATTCGATAATGTTGCGTCTAAATTGCAGGGGAATTAAGTAATCCGCACGAGGCTTCCCCCACGCACTGCCCACATCACTCATAGTAAATTGGACTCTAGGGAGCCACGGTTGGCCTTTTTTGGCTCCGGCAGACCAAACCGTCTTGAGTGGAGTAGCTTCCACAATGAAATCCCCTATTTGTACAGCCCTAAGACCATCAGGAAAGTCCGGTGTGGGTAACTCGTTGAGTTCCCAGACGTTAATCTGGCGTCTCATCGACTCCTTACTCACACTATCCCCATATCCGTAGTCACTGGAAATGGAACCGGCGTAAGCGATAGCCAGTAAGTAATTTCTGGACATTGGAAACGCCTCTTGCATTCCCTCCACTATCTTGTCAGCGAAGGGGACCCAATTTTGTTTAGCCACGTCAATATCAGTACGTTTAAATCGTAGGTACCAACGTTGGCCGTCAGAGCCACTGGGGATAGTGTTGTCTTGGTAGACTTCAAAAGGTGAGGCCACGTCGAAACAGATAGCGCCTATGGGGATGTCTTTAGTTTGGGGATTCCCGTCAGGTCCCATAGCTGGAGTGAAATTAGGTATGGGTTGAGGTGGAGGCGGTACTGGAGGTGCCCCGCCCCCAGCCGCCACACCCCCCAGCCCTGTTGGTTGTGGAGGTGGAGGAGGAGCACCACCAGTATCGTCTAGACCTTCACCTTGGAGGTAGTCGGGAGTAGTGGGTGGGGGTGGAGGGGAGGGGGAGGATGTGGGTGGTTGGCCGGGGGTAGGGGGGACGGGAGCGGGGACAGGGGGAGTGGGGCCACCGGGGGAGGGTGGGGGAGTGCCGATACCGGAGAGGGGTGGGGGACCTAGACTGGCTAAAGGACCCGGTGGAGGTGGAGGGGGGACGGCGGGCATAGAGGTTGGTGGAGCGCCACAAGTGGGACAAGGTTTGGTGGCGTCCATTACTTGAGTCTGCTGGCCCATGGCGCTACAGGCAGCACAGTTATATATGGGGACAGGGATGGTACCGTGTTCAGGGCCGTAGTCGTAGTAGGGGAAGATGAATCCGTTACCTGTATAGGTGAACCAGAAACCTAGTAATCGTTTGCGTTCCTTAGCTCTGGTCTCCTCGTCGATGACCTCATGTAACCTGTCACTTACCTCGGCCACGCCTAAATCCTTGGGGTCGTCGGTGCCGGGCATGTAGTTGAATTGGATATCTCCAGATATAATACTATTTAGTAAATCATCGTTGACCTTGGCGTATTTGTTGGTGACGGCACGGGGGAAGCCTAAGGGGAGCTTCATGTTGACGACTTTTTGTCCTCTAGGGTCAACTCTCGTCCACTGACTACCCATGGCCCACAATATGTTGAGTAACCACCTACACTCAAAGGTCCATCGTCTATAGGTACCTACCTTGTATCTATCCTTAATACGTTGTTTAATTTTCTCCACTTGGGGAGTGTCGGGAGTGTTGAGGACGCTTATCTGGTAGGGATTAGGGAGGGGTCCCTTGGACTTGTCACTCGTACTACCACCGGGACTGTTGGAACCGCCAAAGGGGGAGGACATAATTAATTCTTAGCTGTAGTCTCGTTCCTACTGACTATCTCATCAGCAATGGCTTCGATTTCCTCGTCCAGGCCGCCGCCGAAGGGGTCGTCGATATGTTGTTCGCGTTGATATTCCTCGACGGCGGCTTTATTCTCAGCTCGTACTTGGGGGGCAGCAGGTTCGTATCCAAATCTAATGATAGTCTCATCGTAGAGACGGTCACCACGAGTACGATACTCGTCACGCTCCGCTTGAACTCTGGCTAACTGTTCCTCTAATAGAGTATAGGCCCGTTTTGAGACTAGGGGCCAACTCCAATTCACTCGAACTATTTTGATGTTCATGTTTTAGATACCGTAATCCACTATAAAATCCACGTTGTTATCCCCACCGCTGTCCCCGCCATATGGGTCCACTTCTGCCAACTCCCTCGCCTGTAATCTCCTGTGACGCTCCAACTCCTTATCCACTCTAGCATTATGTCCCGCCGATACGGGGTCAAACTTTCGCATGGAGCGGTAGGGGTCGATTATGGTAGGCGTGGCAGCCAAAGGTTTACTAGCCAGCCAATATCTAGTTTGGTCACAATGATGGTCCTGTTGGACATCCTTAGGCTCATTTTTCTTATTGGGGTCCCAGATGTAGTTATCGTGTTCCTTCATCCAACATTTGTTAGTGTTGAAACTAAATACCCTTGGTGACCCTAAATCCTTAAACTTTTCGTATCTAACTTTAGGTTGTGTGGCCTCGTACCAAGGAGGTAATTTGATACCAGGATTCACGAACATCTCGTTGATGGCACCGTTTAATCCCACCTTCTTATCCTTCATCGCCGCTTCACAGTAGATACCGGCTTCCTGGAAGATAATCATCACCGGGACGTTTTGGTAATCGACGATATACTTACAGTTATCTACTGGAGTGTGTTTTTTGAGCCAGTTGACGACGTGGTTGGGATTGATACGGGGGGCGTAGAGCTGTTGGGCGTCGTCTACGAGTATCTTGTTTCCATCCTCGTCCATTCTCCACACGCCAACGCCCCAAGGGACAGAGCCACCAGGGTCAATACAACATCCCCATGGCCAGTGGTCAGGTATAACAAATGGCTCGATATTGTGGACGCTGTGGATGTTGTAATCGGCGTAGATTTTGCCGCTGAAATCGTCGAAGGACCCGTCCATGTAACGGGCCACGAACTCTGGGGGATTGGACCTACGTTGGCTGGCAAAATATTCGTCGGGAGAGAAGCCGCCATTACTGATGGCATTCTCCTCACTGCGGACGATGATACCAAAACGAGCGGAATCCTTGGATTCACCGGTTAGTTTGGGGAGGGTGGTATGAACGGATTTCCAGAAGCGTTTAGGCTCATTCTTGAGGTCAAATATGTAATCGCCACTCTCGTAGAAGTCCTCGAATATCCAGTCGTGGCCCTGCTGGTTACCCACTCCCAAGGCGTGAGTCTTAATGGGAATACGGCGACCAGTCTTCCAGTCTTTGGTCATCCGGCGTAGACGGCCCTTTAACTTGACCCAATCCGGACGGTTGATTTCCTCCACTTGGTCCACGCCGAACCATCCCCAATTACCGCCAGCAAGGTGGGAACGACCGGTAACCCTATCTATGATGTAGTCAAAATAGACCTGACTGGTGGCACCGGGGAATTGGTTAGGGTCACATTTGATAGTCACCAGTAATCCAGACTGACCTACACGTTTGGGCTTACCGACGATATATTCAGGAGGACAAATTTCGTCGAAGAAAGTTTTGATAGTGGTAGTGTGGAGGTCCTTACCACTGGCTCTACCTATGAATCCAAAGTTATCGGGGACGTAGTGGGAGAGGAGGAAGCCAGCTAGACAGAGAGTTCTGGTCTTACCTACCCCCCATCCCCCCATCAACATTCTCTCCTGTTCGGTGGCGTATATCCACTCACGCTGGCTTGGGAGGAGTTGAGGGGTGAGCATATTATTCGTGGGTACTATAACATGGGTGTACTGATGGGATTAGTCGCTCTGGGATTGCCAATATGAGAGAAAGGACGTTGCGGAGTAAGTACACCAGAGTTAGTAAGAGGACCACCCTCATGCATAATGGGGCCGCCGCCCATGGGACCGGGGTGGAGGGTACCACGGTTGGGGGGTATACCGCCCATAGTTGGACCAGGTGCGGGAGTGGGTGCTGCGGGAGGTGGAGGAGGTAAAGTTCCCTGCATTGGCTGGCGGAGAATGGGACCACCACCCATTCCTCCGGGCATCGGTGGGGGCATTGGCATCATTGTTGGTTACCTCTTACTTACTGTTACTTTAATCTGCGGGCCGAGTGGACGTGCGCCGATTTGGACTACTAACTCTTGCATCATTTTCCACCCGATATCGGAATATTGACGAATCTCGAAGCCGAATAGTTTGCCTAAGAGATGGAAGGAGAGGGCCATTACATTGGCTCTTTCTGGTTAACCGGCATCCCCGTCAAATTAGCCATCCCCTCTTCCATCCCATCCACCACGAGAGTCTTGGGAGCGGGGGGTTCGTCCTTCCTCTTAGCGATGAATAACGCGGTTAGACACTTAGCTGCGAGCATCCTTAATTGATGGTCCTGATTGGACACCACACGATGACGGTAAGTGTTACCATCCTTATCCTTGGACTCGACGATGGTACCGAGATTATGAGCCCAACTGGAGAGGAGCTTGCGGAAGTTAATTTCCGTGAGGTCCACGTCATGGTCGCCAGCCATGGCCTGTTTGACGAGAGCGAAGTCCGCTTCGGTAAGACCAGCACCGGGAGCGAAGTAACCTGCCTTTTCGGCATCAGTCTTGGCCATAATTTATCTCACTTTCCTGTTGACAGTATAACGCTAAAATTGGACTATACCATTGTTCTTGACGGGAACCCAAGGAGAGTGGATATGTACGGTGAACTCAGTAGAGCAGGTCAGGTTGGTGGCACCGCGGGTAGTGGCTTAGGCAGTCCCCAAAACATGCCAACAGAACGCAGTCCCCTCGTAACCGAGGCCATGTTGGCTCACGAGGCGTTGATGCAGGATTTGGATAATGCCGTGAATCAGCTCGAACGGAGATTGGCTCCGGCATTGCGGCCCACTCAACCATCCCCAAGTAATCCAGGAGCGGATAAACAACAGGAGCATCCAGTGCATTTAGTGGCTGTGGTCCATAGGAATTCCAACCGTCTACAATTCCAGATTAACCGTATTGGTGACCTGCTGGACCGTCTAGAAATCTGATGGTCGATGAGGTCATCCCCAAGGACCCTAATGAAACTTGGGAAACTTGTCCTCTTTCCACCCTCCTCAACCGTATCCAACGTCTCACTCACGCTTTGAGATTCTGCCGTGGACGAGCGGCTGACCTCTATCCACATACGTTCCTTGAGCGTTCTCGGCTAATAGATATCTACACCCGTCGCATCATCAAACGTGACTATCCAAGTGAATAGTACTATTACCGCTGATGGAAATATTCGTAGTTACACTAATTTTAGGGGAAAAATTACTTGGAGGAGACTGTTCCTGTCTCGACCCCTACCTGGCTTATGTACCCCTACACTGAGGGCGGCTGAGGGTGACAGGACAGGTGATGGTGAGATTAACTAAAGTATAAACTAACGTTAGTGATAGTACTGTAGGTACTGTGAGTACCGATAGTTAGTGTACTACTAAGAGTAACGAGCGTACTAGCTAGTACTAATGGTACTGATGGTCCTGTGAGTTCTGAACGTACTGAGGGTAGTGCATCTAGTACTATGAGTACTGTGAATACTAAACTCTCAATTAGAGGCGCTACAGCAAAACTTTAGACGTTGTTAAACTAATGAGTAACTCCAATCGAATCAATAACTTGACAATTGCTACCTATCCCAGTGCAAGGTTTCTGTAAGTCACTGATAACAATGGACGTGTGAGAGTGTGGATAATCGTTAGAATATCGTTATTCTTGAGAGTAGATATTACAGTCACTATGTAAATTCGCTATAGTAATGAAGTGTATTAGAATCAGTAGGTTAGACGCTAGTGGGAGTTAACTCGTTTAGATTGCTATGGCGATTTTACCTAGTGAGTGTCGGGCATACCTATTAGAATCAGCAAGTTAACTGTGGATAGTGTCTTGCTACATGCCATAGCAGTAGTTTGGCCTTGTGAGAGTATCGTCCCGGATGCAATCCGCGTTCCGAGCAGGTCATGGGATAGCGGGCAGGGATGGGGTAGTTAGGTTCTCAGTCTGAGAATGCAGTCTCCCGAAGCAACCTGCTAGTCAATGGATAAGGGACCGTAGGGTAGCACGCCAAACTGAGCGCTAGGCTAAAGGTAGTCATAAATGCCCTAGTGATAATTGAGCGCAACAGATACTCGTATGGTCCGATGTAGTCTCCGGCCTAGTGGCAGTCTGTCACTAGCATTCGGGGGGACAAGGCGTCCGTAGCAAAACGGACTAAACCATGCAGAATGAAAAGACGGTTGCCGCATCCTTCGCGTGCATTGACAGTATCGTCCCTATTGTGGGACGGCGAAAGGCTAGTAAGACGCGGCGCAAACAGATAGCTCAATTCAAGTTTTGGCGGCATGGGACGGGGGAGTTAAATCCTGTTAAGGGAGACCATTCCATGCAAGCAATTCTGGTACTGAGTCAAGAGAGTAAGGCTATTCTTGAGGATGCTGTCAGTATGTTGCGCGGCATTCGGCAAGGGAAGACTTACAATCCGGTATATTTCGTTGGGGTAACGATGGCCGCTGAGCAAGTTTTGCTTGGCGACGGTCATATGGCCGATGTTTTCAGTAGGACAGCGAAGGAATACCGGGAAGAGTTACACGCGAGTTAACTCTCGCGTCGCATGCCGCACAAACATAATTCCACACTCTCTAAGTAGGATTAACCGAGTCCATTGGATAACGGTTATACCGAATATGGGAGTGTGGGAGTGTGTTCTGTTAACTGGATAGCAAACTGTACTGATAGGTGAAGATTGCCTGTATTGACGCTAACAAGCTCTACAGGCCAGTACAGCAAAAGTCTAAGAGTCCATAGCTATTAGGGTAGACAGCTTAATGGATGTTTGGCGAGTTATCCAGTTTACAGGACACACTCCATTAGAAGTATGTTCTGTTAAGGGATTGCATGGGAGGAACTAGACCATGTATACCGTAGAGAACTATAAAACAAAGAAGCAATTTCGTTTGGCTGTCGAGTCTGGAGCGAAGGTTAGGTTGTACGCACCGGGTTTGGGCAGTCCGAAGGATAATGGGATTGAATACGTGGAAGGTCCGCATTATCCAGCACCGCACACGTGGTACGCTCAGGCGACCATGGAAAACGGTGTGGTAATCAAGGTCAAGTAGTTTCTCATAGGCAATCCCTTAATAGAGCGTACTCAAGTGAGTATCCTCTGTTAGCGGAGTTAGTGGGAATAGGATTGTGAGTTTACCAGTTCTGTATTATTTCATTCTAGTTAGACATTAACTCCTCTAATAGAGCGTATTCTTGCTCTGAGGTAAATCCAATGTTGAATATCGTGATACTCCTCTACATCACGTTGATAGTTTTGGGAGGAGTAGGTTGGGTGTTGGGAGGGTGTAGGAATGATGAACAGTAAAGTATTGTCCATACTCGTTTTCGTTATGGTGATATTACTGGCTATGGGGAAAGCGTTTACGAAAATGGGGTTTGGGTATTGGACGAAGTTACGCACACGGTGAATATGCCGTGCATCCGTTACAGTGGTCTGTCGGTATTCTGCTAGTCGAGTACCGAATGGGGAATGAATCTTACTAGGGATTCACAGATTACGACTGTAACGGACGCAGAGCATATTCGTTGGTTGCTCTGGGAGAGTGGATACTATGACAACGTTTGTAGTTATTAGTTTCCTCTTCCTCATGTTGATTACTAGTGAGTTAATGAGGAGGGAGGATAACTAATTATGACATGGGAGCCTAATACACGTACGGTGGCCGATGAAGCTCAGGAATGCCTTAACGTGCAAGATGGCGTTAATGTCTCTGGGATTGTTGGGAGTCTTAACCGTGCGCTGTCTACTCTGTGGAATGAGGCGCACAGAATAGGTGAGAGTACTACATGGGTTAACACTCATCCAATCGTCGCGCTTTATCTCCATAAACTGACTCAATGTTGCGGGAGTGATAGGGATTACTCTCGTGATTACGCTGAGGTTAGGATGCTGGCTGGACATGGGGAACCTAGTCTAATGGACACTATTGAGCCAAACGTAAGTTGAATCCAAGTAGATGCGAGAGTCATCACATTATTCATAGTTACGGGTAATGTGATGCATCGCGCACCTAGTTAGGATAGTTGGGGACGCGGGGAGACAACCATGAGAGTGGGCGATAGTGACACACTCTCGTTAGTGTTCTTCCTTGAGACAGTGGGGAGAGTAGCGATGGGAACAGTTTTGTTCCTATTGTTGGTCTACTTACTGCCATTCAAGGAGAGAACAAAGGGAGAGTGATATGGCGAGACAAGTAAGCAAACTCCCTCAGATATTCAAACCCTATGACACCGTAGGTCAGATTATGGCCTATGAGAGTGGGGAATTGGATGAGGATGCGATTGTCACGTTATTCCAGCATCTTGTGGATACTGGGATGGTGTGGCAATTGCAGGGGAGTTACGGTAGGACGGCTGTCCGGTTAATGCGGGATGGGTTGATTAAAGCGCCGCAAAATGGACAGGGGAAAGTGCAGAGGGGAAGTAGGAATCCTCACCACGTTAGCGATTAAGTTTCCACTGATACCCATTTAACTCGCCGGGTTCTAGCCAGTTATACCCGGCAACGTGGAGGTGAGCGTCACCTAACTGGTATGGGAATAGTGGACAGTGGGTGTCCCATTTGGGGTCCGAAAGTGGGACACACAATGTTCATTAGGCAATGTGGACAGAGTGAGTGGAGACACTATGACAAAGACTCGCAAGCATACCACGGCTCAGGCAGCGAAAGCGGCTCAGGGAGCACACGCGGAGACGCAACCGACGCCGGAACAGCAGGCGCAGTTTAACGATGCGCTAAATCGGTACCTGAGTGACCCGGACAATGGGACGGATGAGGACCCTCTCGGGGAGTAAGAGAGAGTGATTAGTGGGATGCCCATTAGAGATAGTGGGCATCACGATACTTACTCTATAAGTATCAAGGAGAATTATGGAAACGAAGACAGCAACGACGGAGAAATTGGAGCAATTGCAGTCGGCGGGAGTTGTGGCCGCGTTGAAGGAATTATCAGAGCGGCCTGTTCCGAAGATTGCGGAGGATGTGAGATATCAAGAAACCGTGAGTTGTGACAATCACAACTGGCGGCGGGAGATTCTTCCCGGTGCGGGGAAGTTTGGACCGTGGGAAGATTTGGGACCGCGCAAGAGGTAAGTTATTCCAGTAGGGCACTGGAGACAGTGCCTCTCTGAAATCACTTACGTTAGGGTGATGGGAGGTGAGTAGTGGAAGGAATGAGACAGGCGACGTTAGAGGAGTTATTAGCGTGTCGCCGGGAGTATAGGAAGGTTAAGTCTCTAACCTTGGATAAGGTGGCTTGGAAGAGGGATAAGATTGCCCTTAACTTGGCTATCGAACATGCTAAACAAGGGAAGCCAGTGTATATCCAAGAGAGTTTAGGGGATGGGGAGAGGTATTACTATCTTCTGGCAAACGAGGGTGACGCTACAACGGAGTTACATGCTCCAGTATGTGCGAGTTATATTGCGAATAAGTGATTCGCTCGTGGGCATTCGGGGAGAGTGCTCACTGTGGGACTTACTTAGTCTCGGGAGAGTGATTATGCAAATGATTACCAAGGAGATTGAGAGTAAGTTACTCAAGTCTCCGCTGTATTCCACTGAGAAGGTGAATCCTGTCCCAGTGATAGTTAAATTCTTCACACCGTGGAGTTATTGGACGTGGTACGCGGTGGAGGGGAATAAGGTCAATGGGGATTGGGAGTTCTTTGGATTGGTGGAAGGACACGAAAAGGAACTGGGGAACTTTCTGCTGTCTGAATTGGAGTCAGTGAGGGGACCTGGGGGACTCAAGATTGAACGTGACCGTTACTTTGAAGGTCACACTCTGGATAAATTGACGAATACGGTTAAGTAATCCGCAGACTGCCCATTAGAAATTAGTGGGTAGTATGAGTGTTACTTATATTTCGTGGTGACATTCGGGAGAGTATATGCCAACATGGATAGTCTCCATATTGGAGGGTAGCGCGTTGCTGGTACTGGGAGGAATAGCGGTATCGGTGATAGGCGTGATTCTCATGTATGGAACGGAAGGGATTGAGGTCTATGAGTTATACGGAAGCAAGTAAGGGGTGGTGGGAGAGAGTGATTGAGAGATTACGCTCTGCTAGACCGGACCCGGATGACGATGGGAGTGGGGACGTGGAGGACGTGGACGATGCGGTGGATTACCGCGACGCCTATAGGGATAACTTTCACAGTTAAAGTGATTCGCTACACGTCCCTTCTCTTGGATGGCCATATCAGTGAGCGCTAGTAATAACGGGACGATTATTCATGCCGTCGCCTGTATGGCTGTCCAAGTGAGGGGACGTGGGGAGACTCGCTTTGTAGGGAGTCTAGAGGGAGATAGATATGGAAACTAGTTTGAAGCTGGCTATCGAGTCGGCGTTGATTGAGGCTGGGAAGGCTCATCATAACCTTGTGGAGAACATGAAGGCTGAGGGACGTTCAGTGGATGAGATTAATAGGGAGAATGTCTCGTGGCCGGAGTTCTACGCGGAGTTTGTGGCGAGACGATTGTATCCAACGATTGTAGGGATGCAAGCGGCGTGTCCAGTTCATCAGGTGACACATGAGGTTAACCATGGTTGGGTGAATCCTAGTGATTCGCCTAAACGGGATTATCCTAGTCCGGCTTATGTGGGGACGGAATGGATAGGGAGGAATTGCCATGACGACGGAACGTGCTGAGTCTATTTTGAAACGAGTGTTTTGGTGGTTAGTCGCTGGGTACGCTGCGTTGGCGTATTACCGGATATATATGTGATTCACAGATAGTACATTCAGTGCGAGTGTACTATATGAGACTTACATTATGTCTCAGGGAGATAGTTATGGAACAAATAGCTTTAATCAAGGTGTTCCTGGACAAAGATGCGGGTAAGGGAGATGGAAGCTCTTACACGCATTGGCAGACGGACAGTAACACATTTGAGATTTATCTGCGGCCTAACGCTGACAAGGCGTTTGGTAGTGCAGGGAAGGATACCGAAGACATATTCGCACACGAGTTGGGGCATGTTGTGGCGCATTTGTTCAGGACGCCTATCTCTGAACGGAGTGGATTGCCCACTACCACGTTAGGTCAGCAATATGCTGCGGAGAAAGAGGCGTGGGGATTCTCGGAGAAGATTGTACCGGGGATTGTCAAGAGGCCGGTGTATACCGAACCCATGAATGACTTTCTGGAGGGGATGAAGGAATGGGGAGCGGATGCGTTGATGGAAGACGCGAGTGATAATTTTAAGTGACCCGCTGTAGGGACATTGGTTTGGATAACAGTGTCTCTAAGGAGAGTCGCCTAGAGGAATAGGGAGTCTCAAGGGAGAATATGGATGAGGAAATTGGGAACGTTGGAAGTGTGGATAGACGAGGATTCCACTAAGTCTAGCTTCACAAAAAGGGACAATGTGACGGGAGATTACAAGATTGTCCTGAATCCCAAAGGGGATAAGGAGAGGTCGGGAGAGGATAATACTCCCGCTGTCCTTGCTCACGAGTTGGGGCATTTTGTGGGAAGGATACTAGAGACCCCGGCGGCGATGAATAGCGGGAGATATCATTCCTCAGCGAATGACACGTTGGTAGCGGAGAAAGAAGCGTGGAAATTCGCGGATGAGATAGTGCCGGGGATATCGGAGTCCACGATAGCTAAGAAGGCGATAGGGAATTATAGCAATATCGCTAAGAACGCCGGTCACATGCCGATGGGATTATTGATGGATTTGGGATTCATTCGTTAGACCGCTGTAATCTCATTCGTTGAGAGTGAGATTAAGGAGTTCTAACTCATGGATAGTGGAACTCGGGAGAGAGATGGATGGAACAGCAATTTTTGAGGCTAGAGATTATAGGACGGTTGCCCATACTGTTCCCTCTGGCCAATACAACGTGGAGGACGGAAGCGGATACGTTAATCATTACGTGTATTGATACCCAATTGGGACATTCGATGGGGTATGAGCAGCACACGGTCTACTACGTTCCTAACGTTAATCTCAAGTATTTTGGGCCGCATGTGGAGAGGTCGAGTAGGACGGTAACAGTTCCCCAGACAGTTTAGGGTTCAGCTTCACACGGTTAGGGACGTGAATCTTAACCGTGTCGGGATGCATCCTATGTGGATTATTCATAGGTACATCAATGTAACAAAAGGTTACAAGGAGGAATAAAATGGAACAAGTGAAGTCGCACTTTGAGACACGGCAGCATATTCAGACACGAACTATCGTAGGTCCGAATGACAGTGTGTATTTGGACGTGGTAGACACACGCGATAGCAGTATGGTTTGGAATACGACCGTGCCTATTGGAGACGTGAGGAATGCTCAGTTGGAGCAGGCCAAACGTGCCCTAATCGCAAGGAGCCGGTGAGCCTATGCCGATGGATATGTTAGTGATAGTGACGGTTATCTTTTTTGGGTTGGCGGTCACTATGAGGAGGGTGAAATGGTAAACGAATATGTCGTCTACCGTTGGGCACGTAACGTGGTCAATGGTCATCCACATGAGAGTGGACACTTTCTGAGAGCGTTTGCGGACGCTTTCTTGAGGGCGGACCATGAGAATGTGGCGATTATGTTGCCGCCTGCCAGTCGGCTATTTGAAAAGTACCCGACATGGGACGTAGAGGAGCCCATACCGAAGGGAGGGAAACATGTGGCTATTGGACATGAATGAAGGAATACCGGGGCTACTGGAAGAACTGGTATCGAGGATAACGGTGATTGCTATGGTTGTGGGAGAGATAGTGTTCACCATTTCGACTCTCGTGGAGAGGGAGAGAGGTAAAAGGGAGAATGGGGACAAAGTTCAAGGCAAAGTATAAAGTCATTAGAATGAACAAGAAACTGTACCGTTTCTGGTTGCGGTACTTCGTTCTTGCGGCGGCGGTAGTGGCTGGGACCGCTTTGATGAAGGTCCTTATCCATTTTGGTGTGGGGATAGGGGAGTCCATTATCTCAGGTGGCGGGATTGCGAGGGCCATTGAGTTGATGGGAGAAGCGGGGGCGGATGCGGTTGACGATTATTGATAAGGAGGATGAGGACGTGGAGAGGTGGGAGAACGAGGGGGGAAGGTAAAGTGAATCCTACTGTGGGTATCCTCGTGGTTGAGGGTATCCAAGGGAGTGTTCACGAGTTGAATCGTGTGGATACTTTGGAGCATCTGTATATTCGTATTGACAAAAGAGAGGTAAATATCTTATATGAGTAGACCACGAATAAAGTACGAGGTCATTGCCGATGATGGGACCGTGGAACAGGTTAAAAAGGGTGAGGTCGTGACACGGCTAGGTCAGAAATTCCTTCGGTATGAGTTAGCCGACGGAACAATTGGCCTGAAACGTCCCGGTACTTGGCGGAAGAAGGAGGAGCTAAAGGATGCAATCTTATAACTTAATTGAGGTGGGGAGGGATAAATACAGTGGCCGGGTGAGGGTGATTGACGAGAGGTCATTGTTGAAGGAAGTAAAGAAACACTTGAGGTCCAGTATTGTGGATATCCATTGGAATGGGGATATCGGTACTGTAGTTGTAGGGCCATTCGATAGGGAAGTTGGGTTAGTGACCAGAGATGGAGGGGTGAGTTGAGCGAACGGGAACAGAGATTGTCAGTATTAAATGGAACTATAGCTATATCTACTATAGTAGTAATAGGTATAGTTAGTATAGTATTGGTAGCTATGGGTATCCATTGGGCATCATCGGCTGTCCGGCCATAGGGAGGAAAGAATGACAAAGAAAGTGTTAATAGCTCTGGCGGATGCGATTCGAGAGTTCAATCGCAAAACTAGTCACCCTAACCGCGCACATGAGGCACTGACACCAGCAGCGATAGAGATGCTGGCTGACTTCTGTAAGAGTCAGAACAGTGCGTTTAAGTATGACAGGTGGCTGGGATATATCGCGGGGACAAATGGGAAGAATGGAGGGAAGGTAGGACGATGAAGAGACAGATAGCACGAGTAATCTACCCGGATGGGACGGATACTCTAGTGAATCCCAAAGACGGTAAGAAGTTTAGTTTGAAGGAGTTACAGGGGTTAGTGGAGGGGTATATTGAGTTGATTTATCTCCCGCCGGGGAATGGTCATAATCAGGCTTATGTAAATGAGGAAGGGAAGTTGAAGGGGCTACCCTTGAACCGGAAGGCTACCGAGATATATGGACGGTGGCCAGCGGATGGGATAGTGGGGAATTTGGTGATAGTGACGAGGGAGAGGTAAACATGTGGAGAGTGGTGAGGGTACAAAGGAAGAGAATACCACTGACAAAGTGGCTACCCAAGAGAAGTGTGGCCGTATTCGTTAGGGATACGGTTAGTAGGGCATTTAAGGAGAACAGGTACGAGGTGGAGAGAAGGAAGAGATGACTGACACAAAGTTAACGCCATGTAGCGTGTGTACCTGGCTATACCCGGAGGAGTTGGTGAGTCCGATAGTGAGTAGTAGCGGGGATAAGGCGGACGTGTGCGGGATATGTGCGCTGGAGATATCGAATAGGGTGAGTGGAGTAAAGAGGAAGAAATTTGATGGGCCGCAAGCGGAGGGGTTGAGACTGGCGGCTATTAAATGGAGGAAAGGGAGAAACCATGGGAATGATGAATAAATATATTCTGAAGGGCCACAAGCCAGTAGTGGAGAAGGATTTGCTGACTTGGGGGAGATGGTTTGAGGATGGGGATAAGAGGAGAGTGGCGCTTACTAAGGTTGGCAAGTGGACGGTGAGTACCGTGTTCTTGGGATTGGACCATTCGGAAGAGGCTTGGGCGTTTGCTGAGAGGATGAGACCGATTAATCAGAGGGATAAGGAGAGTCATCTGGATAGTTATCGTGGATGGAATGAATCGAAATGAGTGTTGACAGCATCTAGTAACTGTGATATTTGTAGGGGTAAGGGAGAGTAATAATGAAAATGATGGTCAACATAGAGGGATTGGACAAGGCGAGTGTGTTGGCTGCCTTATACAATGCTGCACGTCCACAAGGGATGGGATTCCTCCAGTATGACCCAAATAATATGGAGGAGAAGGAGGCTAGGGAACTGTTACTGAAGGGAGCATACTTTGATTACCTCAAGGGTAGAGTGATGAAAGTGGACCTGACGAGTGATGTGAGTTTCGATGCCACTTGGTATAACCGCGATAATGGATATGACGCGGCTCAGATAGTGGTGGATATGGTGAGACGTGTGGGGATTACGGAGGGTGGGCCGATTGAGGCGTTGCATGAGTTGGGGAAGATGGAAGCGGCGGCTCATGCGTTGGAACTGGCTGATACTAAGACAGTTACAAGGACGGAGGGAGGGTTCACTAGTATTACCCTTGGGGCTGATGACGCTGGAGAATTACTTAAGGAAAAGGTAAAACGGGCCATTGGTGAGGAAGATAACCTAAAGGAGAATGGATAATGTCTAAACGTAAGGTGAGAAAGAATGGTATCGGGAGGATAGCATTGGGAGTCATCCGGAAGTTTGTCCCTGGAGTAACGAGTGTTAGGGACGCGGACGATGATTTAATTGTCACTGTGACGGATAGGGACGAGAAGGTAAGTAAAAAGAAGGACCATAACGAGTGTGCCATGGCGACGGCGGTGAAGAGACAGGAACACGCGACGAGTGTAATCATATCGGCCAGTACGGCTTATGTGATTAAGGGGGCGGAGGCTGTGAGGTATAAGGTCCCTGAGGCTGTCAGTAGGGAAGTCGTGTCCTTTGACCGTGGAAGTATGTTTGAACCTGGGGAGTATAAGTTGAAGGCGCAACCGAAGTGCTCACGACTCGGGACGTGGAGGGGGAAGGCCACTAAACCGGATAACTCCCATAGCGGTGGGATGGTGAAGAGGTTTGTCCACCAGACGGCTAATATACGGACTGGGTTACATCGACGTGACGCCTAAAGGGACAGGGAGAGGTCGTAAACGTGGGGCCAGTAAAGGGAGAAAAATGGTAGATGGATTCTCCCGGCCTTGTTTGTTTGGGAAACATAGACAGTGTTTCTCCCTAAACTGTGTGTGTGCGTGCCATCATCCAGTGGAGATACCGCCGGGATATGGGGCGTGACCATGCCCTTTGATATCCACTGTCCAAATTGTGGAGAGTTTCAGGACAGGAAGAACGTGAGCAAGGGATGCCCCAGGTGTGGAAATAGACAGGCAATTAGTTTGTGGCACCGGGAGGATATCGACGAGAGGTTTAAGTTGGAACGGGAGGGATGTACGAAGGAGTGGAAATGGGGACAAGGGAGGTAACAAATGGACGTAACAGGACTGACCGGGGAACGTTTGGCCGCTATGTACGCTAAATTCAGTGAAATTAGTGGGAGTACGGTCTCCAAGGAAAAGGTGTCCTTTGGTGAGTCGAGGATGGTCAAGATGTCCGCGACCATACCCGAGATATTGGTGGGATTGGGAGTGGTGAAGGACGAGAGGGAAGGGGATATGTTCCTCAAGATATTGGTGACAGGGACCTTGATGGGGCATAACAAGGGGATTATGGGGATGGAGGATACGTTGTTCAATTTGGTTAAGTTGGGTTACGTCATCGGACTCGCGGCGAATAAGGTGACGGCTAAGGGGGAGAACTAAGTGATTGGCGAACTAACAGGGAAATTCCGATTCCTCTCCAACTTCTGGTCCTGTTACGTCTACTGGCATGGAGTTCCTTATCCATCCGTGGAGAACGCCTATCAGGCAGCGAAGTGTGCGGATATCCATGACTGTATCAGATTCGAGAATATTAAGGCGTCCGAGGCTAAACGGTTGGGTAGGATAGTCAAAATGAGACCGGATTGGGAGAAGGAGAAACTTAGGGTAATGGAGAGTTTGGTACTCCAAAAGTTCTCTAGTGAACCATTACGTGGGATGCTTTTGGATACTGGAGATGAGGAGATACAGGAAGGTAACTGGTGGGGGGATGCATTCTGGGGGACGGTGAATGGGATAGGGCAGAATCATCTAGGGAAGATTTTGATGAGAGTGAGGGAGGAGATTAGGGATTTGGTGGTTGGGGAGCCTCACTAATACCCCATTCTTGGCCCTAGCCCTGTGGCTGAGAGGCATTCTGGCGCTGGGAAGGTAAAATATGGTCATCCGGGCTAGGAGGACGGCTGTAGGGGCTAGAAAGCCACTGGGAGTGGCATCCAGAGAGGATACCTGCCACTTCTGCGGTACTCCGGACGCTCAATATGGCCGCCGGGAGGATAACGTCCCTCGTGGGGAGTACAAACCGGCGTGTTTTAAGTGTGCTGGGAGGCCGTATCCAGTGCCAAAACAGTTTAGGGAGAAAAGGAAGTAAAGGGAGAAATATCGTGAAAACTACAGTAGAGGTACCTCTAACACAATATCTGCGTCCAGACGGTAGGCGTAGGGCCATCACGGCTGACGTGGATATCAAGTTGGGGCCTAAGGTTAGGGCCATTTTAGACAAGGGCTACAGGTTCACGGCTGAGGAATTGAGTGGACTGGGCGTCTCCCTCTGTATCGAGAACGACGAGGAGGATTTGGCGGTGGAGGTGGCGGAGAATGGACCTGGGAGTAATAGTCCACGTGTGGCTTTGGAGAGACTGATTTCCAAATTCAAACTGGAGGATAACAATGGACAAGATTAAGGAAGTCAGATTTCTCGTGTGTGTGCCATGGAAGACTATTCCTTTGTTGGTAAGGGACAGACAAGGAGCCCTCAAACGGGAATGTTTCGTGTGTCATGGGAATATCGCCATCAATCCCCTTACCTTTGAGAAAGATGTTCCTAAGGATTGTCTGCCCGTTTGTGGCGCGTGTGCTCTGGACCTCGTGGATGGCGGGGAGACACTAAACTGTCAGTTGACTGACTCGCAGCAACGTGAGCCCGTATTACGAGCCATCACAGCCATGAAAGACTGGTCACAAATGGTGATGGAACATATTCGGGAGTACAAGAGTGAGTATGATGCTAGACCAAATGAGAGAAAGGAAGGACAACATGAAGGAAACAACTAGAGAAGATTTCATCAACGGTCTTATAGAACTAGCCGAGTTCTATCGTGAGCGTCCTGAACTGGAGCTACCCTACCGGGCGGAACTCAATATCTTCGCCCGTAAGGCCGAGGACCTCCCACGTATAGCCAAACTCTTCGGTACGTGTAAGAAGGAAGTGTTAGGGGATAGTTACTTCGTCCTCTCCAGGAAATTTGGACTACTGACACTGGAGGCTCTCTGGGGTAGAGAACAGGTATGTGAACGTGTGGTGGTAGGACAGGAAACCGTGGAGGAGGAGGTGCCGGTGGTCTATGAGAAACGTACTGTCACCCGTGACCGGATTAGATGGGACTGCCCAAAGGGAGTGTTAGCCCCCGAGACGCCTAAAGTGGACGCTGGTACTCCCACTCCCCTACCTGAGAGTGTGAGTGATGCGACCGGGCATTCGGGGGACGACTGAGATGGATATCGACTGGCTTTCTCAAAAAGTTGTAGAGGAAGTTTCGTCCTATGGATTGGAGCCTGTTGCCGTGGTGTTCTGGGACGGAGAAGACGCTGTGACACTAGTTGTCGAACCCGGAATGCCGGAGGAGTACAAGCACAAACTCGCAGATAAGTTATCCTCTCTGCCGGTTAACATTCCCAAGGAAACCCTGAGAGAGTTTTTGGACAAGAAAAAGGGATAGCAGAAACAAAGGACTTATTTCAGTCTCATGGGGGTCCTCCCATGGAGGGGGGCGGCGATGAGACTGACACCACTTATCCCTTACATTCTACTGTACTTACACACAGTCTCATCCAAAGTCTCATCCCCCTATGAGACCACATGAGACTGACATGAGACTGGTCTCAAGAGACTATAAACTATACATATGTAAGGGTTTATAAGCACGTACTCTTCCAAAGTCTCATCCACCCACCCCCTATGGGGGGAGTGCATACGCTGGCTCCGATGAGACTGAGGTTTAGTTTACGTCAAATGTTAGGGTGAGCGGGGTTCTGGAGGAAGATTCCTTGAGGGTTGTATACTCACCTTTCCCTACACGTTCAATGAATCCTTTTCGTTGAAGGTCACCAAGGATGCGGAAGGTTTGGGCACGACTTATTTTACCCAATCCTACTACCTCCTCATAGGTGAAAACGGAACCTTGGGGGAGATTGAGAATATAGGAACGGGCTCTGATACCTGGCTCGTCGGGAGGGAGGGATTCAACAGGGTGGATTTCACCCTTATCGTTGAATTCATAATCGAACTGTTCTGCGGCTCCGGTGCGGGAAAGGATGTAGAGACGGCGGCGTTTGGTGGTGGTCTCTTCCACATCTATGGGGCGAAGGACGATAATAGCATCCGCAAACCCAGCGAAGGCCGTGGAGCCGATAATTTGCTCCCGTGGATTCAGGTAAGCCTCACCTTCCTTGGTCTTGGTGGTATGGACGATACCTATGATGGTGATGTGGAGACGTTTACAGAGACGATTGAGGTCCTTTAGCCAGTTGGAAACAACACCGTAGTCGTTGATTTTGCCGCCGGGAAGGAGAGATATAAAACCGTCGATGAAGATGACTTCGGTAGTAGGCTGGAGAGTGCGAATTTTGTTGATGATGCACTCTAAATTGTTCAGCTTATCGTCTACATCGGAGAACATGGGGAAGGAATCGAGGGGGATACTGAGGTTATCCAGTGTGCGTTTCACGGAATCAAGGGAACGGTCACAGGAGACGTAGGCGAAGGGCATGGGATGACAGTCATGTTTATGGAAAGGTTCCCCTCTGGACCATTTTAGGATGAGTTGGAAGATGAATCGTGTCTTACCTGAACCTGAGGGACCGCCGATGAGGTGTACTTCTTCTGCGGGCCATACGTTGTTGATGAGAAATCGTTGATGTGGAAGGGACATTTAGTGCTCCAAGGTAGACATCGGGCAGCCCCTTGGAGCGGCGACTGCCCGTGTCTCAAATCCGTACCGTTGACGGGACGGGCCGCTGGCCTGCGGCGACACCAGACTATCATACTCCCCATTTCTAGTGTTACAGGAGAATTAAAAGTGACTGATGGAATCCACTTGACAAATATTCGTAGGTTAGGGTAACATCCATCAAGTTGGAGGGAGAGAACATGAGTAAGTTACTGTATAAACGCGAAGCCATGGGAAACCGCACTCCCGGATGACACGACACTATTCCTTATCCGTGATTCCGTAGCTAAACGCCGAGAATTAATCTTTGGCAAGCTCCACAAGAATGGCCAACACTGCGCCATGGGAGCCTTTTGGGCCGATAATCCCGGCGCGGTGGTAAACGATGCCCTGCTGGATGAAGTTGCTAGGGTAAACGACTCCATCCCCGAGACCGCTACTCCCCACGAACGCTGGAAGAAAGTGAATAGTTGGTTGAGGTTTAAGATTAAATCGCTGACAGCAAAGGGGAGATAGATGAGCATACGGGACTGGATTGGACCTTGTGAGGATAAAAACTGTTTCTACTGTAAATTTGTGTGGAAATTCTTCTTTCCGTTCCAAGCAGCCATATTTCTGTTCATTCTGGTAATCAAATTATGGGAGACGGTAGGGAAATAGATGGCCACCAAACGCTACAACGAGCTATTGTCGGCTGGATTAGGTACAGCTCTGCGGGAATCCAACACCGGCTCCTGTCCCGGTTTCCATACCCACTGGCTCGACAAGGGTTACAAGCCGAATGGGTGTCCTAATTGTGGTAAACGTGGAAGGTTAGCCAGTGAAGGGCCAATATTTACCAATCGAGGTGACAGCGGGCGTAAACCCTGCTTAATAGGTTATGGTCCCGCTAAACTTAACTTAGGCCACTGGCATTGTCTCACCTGCGACCTCTCTTTCAAATGGAAGGATGGGAAGAGTTATGATTGTGTATGATATAGTTAATCCGCGAGTGGTGGAGCGCAAGCGATGAGCGGCCCAATTTGTCCGAAATGTTTACAACGAATGGTTCCCGATTGTACAGGCGAGTGGCTTTCCTGTCCGAATCGGCATTATCTGGATGTGGCAGCGGAAGATTGCTTTTATCTTGGCGGCTTCAAAGTCGATACTCCGCCAGCGAAAGTTAAGCAGGTGAAATTGTGACTCCGACTCCTCTCACTGAGCGACTAGCGGAGCGCCTAAAGGCTCTGATTGCGAAGTGGCAGTCATACATCGAAAAGATGCGAATTGGCAGTGTGAATTTGGTTCACCAATCAACGAAAGACGTTGTGCAGGACTACATCGAGCACGCCGATCATTTCATCACTGATTTGCAAACGCTTGAGCCGCTCGTCTCCGGCCTCGACTCCTTGCTGACGGCTGAGGGCGATAAGATTACATGCCATCTCACACGCGAACAATTTGACTTGCTGTGGACTAGCAAGCTGAATCCCTCAGTTTCTCTAGCCGCCGCCCGTCGTGCCGGGATGGAGGAAGCATGTGTTCAAATATGCGGTGCCTGTATGCGCTTCGGGCCGCAATCGTCGCAATTAGTCGCAGGGGAATGGATGCACGGTCTTCCTCCTTGCACGGAGCTGTGTAAAGCAGCCGCGATTCGCAAAGCGATGGAGGAGAAATGAGCATGGGCGTCGAACGAGCCGATTACGGCAGATACGAAGTAAATTGCCCTCATTGCAAAGAG